ATTATTTTATTGGTGTCTCAGCATCAACAGCGATCACGGTACAAATGCCTAGTGCAACTATCTTGCTAGACGGACAATTTTTTGTAGTTAAGGACGAAGGTGGAAATGCCGATTTATACAATATCACTGTAAAAACAAGCGGTTCTCAGACAATTGATGGTCAAAGTGCCATTGTTTTAGAAAGTCCCTTCTCGTCGGTGAACTTGTACTCTAATGGGGTAGATAAATTCTTCATCTATTAAGCGATTTTTGGCGTTTATAAATCTATTTATGAATGAGGGGGCATTGCCCCCTTAAGTCTATTTGGAGGATATATATATGGCTTATAAATTTCAATTGGGTGCGTATACCGCATCCGGTTCATTAGTGCAAGAAGGAGCAGTCGAAGTCGACGCCCTTACCGCAGACTCAATGAACTTACAATCTGGTGGGATTACAAATGCTGGCTCAGTTGCCGGTGCTACTTCTATCGACGGTTCTGGTGACCTTACAATGGGTACCATTACTATGACTGGTTTTTCTGTAGATGCAGATGGTGACACTGCTCTCAAATCTTTGGCTGTTGATAATTCATCAACAATTGGTTGTGATGCTGATGCAGATATCATGACTCTTGCCGCTCAATCTCTTGCTCTTGCAAGTGATGTTGACTTTAATATCGCAAAAGCTGGTGGTTTACAATTAGGTGGTGTTGCTATGACTGCAACTGCTGCTGAGTTAAACTTGCTTGATAATGTTTCTGGTTTGGTTCAAGCTGACTTCACTAAGTTGGCTGCTGTTGATGCTTCTGCTGTTGAGTTGAATTACATTGATGGATTTGCTGATGCTGCATATGATGAAAGTGCTGACTCAGTTGTTTTCTTTGATGCAACTGATAGCAAATTAAAGCACGAAGCTGCTAACGACTTCTCAACTAGATTGGCTAGTGATGGTCTTAAGTCTGTTTCTGGTCGTATGGAATTAGATGTTAATGGTCTTGGTGCTGCTAAGACAACATTGGCACAGGCTGACCTTTTGGCTATTGCTGACTCTGCTGGTAGTGATGTAAGTAAGAAAATTACTTTCTCGAACCTTGAAGATCAAATCTTCGGTAATATTTCTGGTGATGCTACTATCGCTGCTGGTGGTGCTTTAACTATTGCTAATGATGCTGTTGAGCAGGCAATGATTGCTGATGATGCTGTTGGTGCAGACCAATTGGCAGCAAATGCGGTTGTGAATGCGTCCATAGCTTCAAATGCAGCAATTGACATGGACAAACTTGATGGTGGTTCTTTGGCTGCTTCTTTATCTGATTTGGCTCAGGGCGACTTGATGTATGCTGGTGATGTTGATGATTCTAACAACATTAAATCAATTACTTTTTCAGATCTTGAAGATGCAATCTTTGGAAACGTTTCTGGTGATGCTACTTTAGCTGCTGGTGGTGCCCTTACTTTGGCTGCTGCTCAAACTAACGTTACTTCTATCATTAACTCTTCATTGGCTAAAATTGGTACTGATGCTGCTCAAGAATATATTGACTTTGGCACTTCTAACGAGATTAAATTCGCAGTTAACAATGCTTTAGTTGCTACTGTTGAAGCTGGTAAACTTGTTGTTAATGGAGACTTAGAGGTTAAAGGTACAACTACTTCTATAGATTCTACCACTATTAACATCTCTAGCTCTTTCACTTTTGAAGGGCCGGCTGATGCTCATGAGACTATTTTGACTTGTGGTTCTCCATCTGCGGATGCTACTCTTGAATTATTCCAAGGTGCGGCTGGTACTTATTACATGCCTGCATTTTCTGATTCAAACATCAAAACTACAGTTATCGCTGCAACTGCTGCTGAAATCAACTTGATGGACGGTGGTACTGCGAGAGGAACATCTGCTCTTGCTGATGGTGACGGATTCATGCATAATGATAACGGAACTATGAAACAAACTAATGTTCTTAAAATGTTTGAGTATACTGTTGCTAAGATTAGTGGTGATGCTACTGTTGCTGACACTGGTGCTTTGACTATCGCTGCTGATGCTGTTGAAGGTTCAATGCTTAATGACAATGTTATTAGCGGACAAACTGAATTGGCTTCTGGTAGTGCTGTTGATGCTGATGAAATCATGATTTCTGATGGTGGAACACTTAAGAAACTAGGACTTGATAGTCTTAAAGTCTACATGTCTGACATTGCTGCTGTTATTCAGAACGTTGCTGCTTCCGGTACTCTTATCGTTGGTGTTAATTATTTCTCTGACATGGGTTCTGATGGTGAAGATGCTGTAACTCTTCCTGCTTCTCCTTCTGTAGGACAATCAGTTAAAGTTAAGGCCCCTTCCGATGCTTCTGCTGCTCGTTATATCACAATCAACAAAGCTGGTTCTCAAACAATTGATGGTGCTGCCTCAATTCGTTTAGAATCGCCATTTGCTGCTGTTGAATTGGTTTACGTTGCTAATGATTTATGGAGAGTATTCTAATCTAAGATTGAATACAGTTTTATTGGTGGGTGGGGGCTTTCGGGTTCCCGCCCATTTTTATTTTTACATTAATGCTATTTTTTTATGGAGGACACGAAATGGCTTATAAATATCAATTAGGGGATGCTCGCATGAGCGGCTCTCTGATACAGGAGGGTGGTGTAACCACCGAGGCATCTGGTGATCTTACGATTGCTGGTGATTCAGATTTAGATGGGGCTTTAGATGTCGCCGGTCAAGTTGATCTGGCAGCAAGCGGAGTCTCAACAAGTATTCGAGGAGGTTTAACAGTAGATGAAGGCTCTCTTTTTAGCTCGTTATTGCAAGTGGACGGAACACTTGATTGTAATAGTACATCAAATTTTGAGGGAAATTCGGTGTTTCAAAACCAATTGACTGCATCTCATATGAGTGCAAGCACAATTCAGTGTACCACACTGACAGCAGCAGCAGAAACGATTATCATAGGGACTGCTACTTTTAGTCAAAACAACGTTGAAGCGGTAACTGGGATTACTGCCGGTACAGTTGCTGCCTCTAAAGCAGTGATTGTCGACTCAAATAAAGATGTTTCATCTTTTAGAAATGTAACCGCTGAGTCATTTATTGGTTCTGTGAGGCAATCGGTTAATCTTAAAGATAATGGTGGTACGTTGTCTGTTGGATTTAATTATTTTGCTGATTTGGGTGGTGCCGAATCTGTTAGTTTACCGGCCTCTCCCACAGTTGGAGATTCAGTTAAATTAAAGGCGCCAAGTAACTGCTCTTCGACAAATACCCTTACAGTAAATAGACAAGGCTCTCATACAATCGATGGTGAAACATCTGTTATATTAGAGTCTCCATTCGCTGCTGTTGAGTTTGTTTATATTAATACTAATTTATGGAGGATTTTCTAATGGCTATTACAGATAACAATGGAGATACAATTGCTCCTCTTGGGGGTTGGAGGATACTTTCCAACTCGACTGCAAGAAAGACAATTAATTTAGACCCTGCCCCAGCAGCAGGTCGCAAAATCGTTATTGTGGACACTGTCGGAGACGCAGCATCTAATAATATAACAATTAACCCAAATGGTTCAGAAAAGATTGACGGAGCAGCAAGTCTAGTTATTAGTACAAATTCCCAACGCAAAGTTCTTAAATCTACCGGCTCTGGGTGGACTGTCATATCGACGAATGTTGATTCAAGCTCAGGATCGACTAATTCAACTAGTGGCGGCTATGCCACCAGTTTTTCAGATCTTGCCGGTTTATCAAATGACGATGGCTCTGGTGAAGTTGTCAAGTTTGGCTCTGGGACCCTGACCGCTGGTAAACTTTATTATTTAGAGACTGACGGTAATTGGAAGGAGACCGATGCAAATTATGCTACTTCTGGTAGTCTCAAGATGTTAGGGCTAGCAATGGGATCTAGTCCAACTTCTGATGGACTTTTAGTGAAAGGCTTTTTTGATGCTGACAGTTATCTTAGTAGCTATGGCTCTGGTTTACCTGTGTATGTTTCTGAGACTTCTGGTCAAATGACAACAACACAGCCAACCGGGTCTGCTTATAAAAGATTTGTTGGGCATTGCACCAGCACTTCAAAGGTAATTTATTTTAGCCCAGAAGCAATCAAATTTAGATCGACAATTCCAATTCCAAGTCTTTACTTCGATGGGACATCACAAACATCTATGATTGGTTCTAATTCTTTTTCTAACGCTACAATCACAACAGACAACGGAAAATATGATGTTGGATTTATTGATTTTGGTGCGTCTGGTAACACAGCACCAGCTAGATTTACCACAGCAGTCTCGCTTGCGGGCGGTATTTATACTTTCTCGATGTGGTTTTATTCAAAAAGGACTGGCTCAGATTGGGGAACGTTGTTGCGTCAAGCGTCTGGTGGTAACCCTGCCAACACTCAAAATCTACCGATAGTAACAAGAGACACAGACGATATGTTGGGGATGTTTAACGAAGATGGTGGCGGTACATTTTATAGTTCAGGCTATGATATGACCACTCACGAAGGCACTACTAGTTGGATTCACATAGCTGTGGTTGCTAATGGTTCAAATTCTAGATTTTTTATAAATGGGGCGCATGTTGGAACTGCTAGTGCTGTGGTTACCACTTCGGTTGCTGAATTAGGAGCATATGATGGCAATGACACACAAGTGTTTTCAGAAGGTGTTGATGACTTTGCTTATTGGAATTCTGCTTTGTCTGATGAACAAGTTAAAGAAATTTATGATTCTTCTGATAAAATATCTCATTTAGTTTTCAAATAATTCTATATTCTTTGTTAACACAGCCGGTGCTCTTGTACCGGCTTTTTTATTTTTAAAGCTAATTAATTTGGAGATAAATTATGTCATTTAAATATTCAAAAGGTGCACAAGTAATTGGCGACCTAAAAGCACAAGACGATACACAGAGAGATACTCAAATTGATTTTGGAGAAGATTATATTGGATTCGAGACGAGTGGCTCGTTAAGGATGAAAATATCAGGCTCAGACGGATCAATCACATTTAATGAGGCGTTCACCTTTCCAATTTCAGACGGAAGTGCGAATCAAGTTTTAAAAACAAACGGATCGGGGCAACTAAGTTGGACTAACCAATCCAGTGGTGGCGGTGGTGGCGGTGTTAGAATCCCTTACCCAAGATTGTATTTCTCAGGTATCTCGGCGGTTTCACAAATAGGAAACAATTCGTTTACAAATGCAACAATTAGCACAGATAACGGAAAATATGAGAACGGGTTTATTGATTTCGGTTCATCAGGAAATACAGCGCCCGCTAGGTTTGAATCAGAGATCCCATTGCTTGGCGGTGTTTATACATTTTCTTTTTGGTTTTATTCCAAGCGAACAGGATCAGACTGGGGGTCTATCCTGAGAAGAGCATCCGGAGGAAACCCTTCAAGTACAACCGATTATCCCATTCTGACGGAAGATTCTACCGATGAACTAGGTGTTTACACTAATTCCGGTGGCCAATTCTACTCTTCTGGTTATGATATGACCTCACTTGAGGGAACAACCTCATGGACACATATGGCTGTTGTTGCAAACGGAACAAATTCTAAATTTTATATTAACGGCTCGCTTGTTGGCACTGCCGATGCTGTTGTAACTACCTCAGCCAAAGAACTTGGCGCTTATGATGGCAACGACACACAGGTTTTTGGTGAAGGAATTGATGATTTTGCACACTGGGCTGATGTATTATCAGCCGAACAGATATCAGAAATTTATAATTCATCATCGAAGTTGAGTGAAATAGTAACATAATCACTAGTTTGTTCTATTTATTACAAAACAGAGGATTTTAAATGTCATACAACATTCTTAACAAAGGTGTCAAATTCCAAGGCGATACACAGGGCACGATTGAAGATATCGTAGATACCCATTCAACACAAACAATTAACGGTCTTAAGACCGTGACACATCTAACAGGAACGCACGTCAGAGTGACAAACGATGTTGTTGCATTAGGCAACATTAGTGCGTCTGTTAATATTTCTGCGTCTGCATTTTACGGAGATGGAAGCACTCTAAGTAATGTTGGCACAGTTAGTTTTGACGGATCTACTGCGAATGGCTTGTTGACTTATAAAGATGCGGATGAGGCCTCTGTTGAGTCTAGTTTGACTTTCGATGGTTCTGTTTTAGATTTTAAAGGATCATCAATATCTGGTTCGGGGAATATCTCGGGATCAGCGTTTTATGGAAATGGAGCAAACTTATCAAGTGTTAATGCCGCCACTGTGACCTTGGCTTCCAATGGCGGACTTGCCAATTCAAGTGGTGTTCTAGTGGACCCAACAGCAGCTACAGAGGAAACTAGCGCCGCTGATGGACACTTCCTTTTGATACATAACGGCTCTGCCTTGAGAAAAATAACCTGTGGTCGAGTGGCAGGTCTTTTTGACGCAGCAGTCGAAACCTTCACCAATCAAACACAACACAGAGTTGTAACGGTTGAGGGTGCGAATTCAATTGACGGAGAGGCAAACCTAACGTTTAATGGCTCTGTTTTAACAATTACCGGTGATGTATCTGGGTCTCAGGTTATATCTGGCTCCATCGGCCACTTTGTAACAAGAGTGGAGGCCACTGCAATTTCATTAGGTGATGCCTCTGGTATAGCCGGGCAGGGCTTGACAAATAATTCCGGTGAACTTGACATACAAGTATCCGGTGCTGTTAAAATAGCATCAGACAAGCTGGGGATTACAGGCTCCTTTGCTGGTAATGGTTTGCTTTACGAAGGTGGGGTTGATTCCATTTCTTCGATAGGAATTGATTTAGCTACGTCATCTGGGTTACAACTAAGCAGTGGAGAGCTTTCAGTTAACTTAAATTCATTAGGGACTGCAACACCGCTTTTCAGCGCTGATAGTGTTGTTTTTATCGATGCAGATGACGGCTCTACTAAAAAATCCACATTTAGTAATTTTGTGGCCACCATGGCAGGAGATGGTCTTGTTAACAATTCTGGTCGTTTCGATATTAATGTAAGTGGCGCCATGGCTCTCCAATCAGATAAGTTAGTTTTATCATCGTCTGTTGCTGGTAATGGTCTTGAAGTTGGTGCTGGTGATGATCAGATGGTAAATACTCTATCTGTCAAGGTTTCTGATTTTATGTCCAATGGGGCAAACAATAGGATTTTAACTGCCGGGGATGCAAATTCTATGAATGCAGAAACCAAATTTACCTTTGATGACACGACCCTCATATTAACAGGTTCCAGTATATTCAGTGGTTCAGCCACTACATTCGACACTACTGAATTTGTAATACAGTCTGCGACATCGGAAAAACCAACGATAGAACTTAAAAACACAACGCCAAGTGATTCAAACGCTGGTGTTCTTATGAACTTTTTTAAGCAGCCTAGCGACAATGCCGGCGAAAGCGATAATAACACTCTTGGTGGTATTAAATTCTTGGGATTGGACTCCGGTAACAACTCAACAATTTACGGACAAATGACAGTCCACTCATCAGACAAGACCGGTGGTGATGAAGGGGGCGAATTTAGATTCTACGTACAAGCAGGTGGAACCGGAGGAACAGCGACTCTTAGTGAAATATTTAGTATTGGCGGTGAAGATGTCGGCTCAGGTGGAGGCGAACCTTGCGAAGTTGTTGTTAACGATGCCGGGATTGATTGCAATTTTAGAGTCGAATCAGACACAAACACCACAGCATTTATCATAGACGGCACAAACGGACATATTGGAATCGGTGATGATGCTGATTCTGGTGCCTTGCTAACGCTTTCCGGCTCTAATGACGAATATTTATTTGAAGCCAAGCAGCAAGGCAACGGATACCCAACAGCATTCTTAGCAGGAGAAAGTCATGGCACATATCCGGGACTATTATATAATAGAGGAAAGCTAGCAAATGGCGGAGCAATATCACAAGGTAATCTCGAAGGTGCCAATGGGTCCCATACTAGACTAACAGTTAGAAAAGCATCCATCACAGATAACTCAGCTACAAATGTTGTCACGATAACAGTTCCAAATGCAAACCATGCAGCAGCGATTAGGGTCTTTGGGTTGGCAAACTTTGATAACTGCGCCTATTCACAAGTGTTTTCCTTTCAAGGTACTATTGGCAGGACTTCTGGTGCCCCAACAGATAAAGCGTTTTCTTCCGTGACAACAACAGAAAATGCGTCTGTGACTCCCAACTTTTCGATTGCCGTAGGCGGTAGTAGCAATACGGGCGCAAACAGTGCAACCCAGACGTTTACCGTTCAGTTTACAATCAATACCTCTGATAGCGCATCTTCGAATGCAACATTCATGATAGAATTAATAAACTTCAATGATTCTGGTGTAACAATGGTGGCTTCATAATTCCTTTTCCCATCAACTGAACTATTTATCATAGATAAAAATATTACTAGGAGTTAGAATTAATGTCTTCAATGTTAGAACAAGCAATCGTAGATGCGGCGGCATTGCGTGAAGCAGCCCTAAAAAACGCAGAACAATCTTTAATTGAAAAGTATGCACCACAGATTAAGGAAGCGGTGGATTCTTTACTAGAAAAGGATGTCCTAGAGGAACAAGAAATGGGAGCATCTGAATCTGCTATGAATAGCATCGAGGCTCCATTTGCAGCAGCGCCCACAACAGATGCTAATGCGGATGTTACATTCACCATGACGGATGATGATCAAGTTTATGATTTTGATCTCAGCGCACTAAGTGCAGCTAATGATGAACAAGGAAGTCAAGGGGAGCAAGAGTCTACTGAAAATGTAATGTCTGACTTGGGATTGAATATGCCAAGCGATGATGATGCCGGTGGAGAAGAAGCACTCTTAGAAGAAATCATGGATATATTATCAGAAGTTGGTGAAGAAACCAACGAAGAGAGTGAAGTGATTGAAGAAGAAGTCACAATGGAAATGGCCGGAGAACACAAAAACGGAACATTTGAAACAAATGAAGCGACTCTCAAGTATCAAGAAGAAATGCAAATGGCTATGGATGAGATGGAAGAAGAAAACGAAAAACTCAAAGAAAAGAATGAAAAACTATCAGAATCTCTCAATAGCATAGGAAAAAAGAACAAACAATTACTACAAATAGTTAAAAAATTAGACAACAGTCTTAAAGAGACTTTGTTGTCGAATGCTAAATTGCTTTATAGCAATAAGACGTTAAGCGATGCCTCCTTGAATGAGCGACAAAAACATAAAATTGTCGAAGCCATCGTAAAGGCAAAAACACCAGAAGAGGCAAAGAATCTTCATGAAGCACTCAAAACTACAGTGGGGTCAACAAAAGACAGTGGCCCAAAATCACTTAGGGAGTCAGTAAACAGAAAATCAAATCTCTCAGGTATTATGCCAAGACGCAAACAGCCAGAACAAGAATATTCATTTGCAGATCAAATGAAGAAGCTTGCTGGTATTAAATGACATACTTTAGGAGGTATTACAAATGTCTATTATTCAGAAATTAACTGAAGGCATCGTGAACCGTGATTTAAAAGCAGAAGGGCAAGCCCTTTTGAACAAATGGTCACAAACAGGTTTACTTGAAGGCCTTGAAAATGAGCACAAAAAGTCTACTATGGCTCGATTGCTCGAAAACCAAGCTAAAGAACTACTTCGTGAGAGTTCTTCTATGAGCGCAGGCGATGTTGAAGGATTCGCCGCTGTTGCGTTCCCAATCGTTCGTCGAGTATTCGCCGGACTTATCGCTAACGATCTTGTTAGTGTACAACCAATGAGTTTGCCAAGTGGACTCATCTTCTTTCTAGATTTCGTATATTCGCCAAATCTTGATGCATCTGAGTCTCAAACTTCTCGCTTTGGAAACATTGCAGACAAATCCATCTACGGTACAGACCGTGTTGGTTCTCAAGTCACCGGTGGCGTTAACTTAGTTGATTCTAACAAGGGAGATTTAGGCTCTCCAAGAAATATGGTTGGATATGCATACGCTTCCCCAACTGGTTCTTTGTCGGAGATCGTAACTTCTAGTGTTGCAAATGCAGGCCTTAAAGCTATCATTAAACTTGATGGTTCTTTGACTGAAGCACAAAAGAAAGTTCTTGGATATGACCCAGATTTATTGAGCGTGACCGCAGGTACTCAACACGCTGTTGTTTTTGATATTGCAAAGAGCTTTTTCACTAATGGTGACTTTGAAAATATGAGCGCTTTCTCTTTGACTGAAGCTGCCGATGGTGCTGATTTAGCTGCTACTGCAACTGCTATTGGACTTAGAGAAGTTCTAAACGATAATGCTGGAATTAGTACTGGTGCTATCACTGGTATATCTCAGATTAGACGTTTGACAGAATTAGTTGACGATAGTACATCTGTACTTACATCAAATGTGGACGCAGTTCGTTTTGTCCTCATTGACGCCGCTGGTACTTATACAGAGGTGATCAATACTAGTGCTACTACATTGGGTGCTGCTGGTGAGCCTCTTCGTGTTGATGCAATCAAATATCCCAAATCGGATGGCGTTTCGACTGATGCTGTTGGTTCTGGACCCGGTGCTGGTGCCCTCAACTCTTATACAATGTTGATGGAAGCCAATGCTGATATCCCAGAGATCGACATCAAGGTTGATTCAATTGCGATCACAGCGCAGACCAAAAAGCTTAAAGCTAAATGGACTCCTGAGCTTGGTCAAGATTTGAATGCTTATCATAACCTTGATGCTGAAGTTGAATTGACTTCTATTCTTTCAGAGCAAATTGCTTTGGAAATTGATCGTGAGATCCTTGCTGACCTTGTAAATGGCGCAAAAGCTGCAACATTCTACTGGTCTCGTTCTCCCGGTTTGTTTGTTAATCGTTCAACTGGTGCTGAGATTGGTCAAACATCCGCTGCTCCTGACTTTACAGGAACAGTATCAGAATGGTATGAGACTTTGATCGAAACCATTAATGATGTGTCTGCTCAAATTCATCGTAAAACTCTTCGTGGTGGAGCTAACTTTTGTGTAGTTTCTCCTGAAGTTGCTAACATTCTTGAGTTCACCTCTGGTTTCCGTGCAAACGTTACTGCTGATGCTGATAAAGGCGACATTGGCGCCATGAAAGTTGGTTCTTTGAGTCGTAAGTTCGACATTATCGTTGATCCTTACTTCCCACGTAACGTTATCCTTGTAGGGCGTAAAGGAAATTCATTCCTTGAGTCTGGATATGTTTATGCTCCATACGTGCCGCTACAAACAACACCTACAATTTTCGGTGTGGAAGACTTCGTTCCACGTAAAGGGGTAATGACCCGTTACGCTAAGAAGATGGTCCGCCCTGATATGTACGGTCTTGTTATCGTTCGTGGATTGCTTGGTGAAGCTGGTGCAACTAGCTAACCCATAAACCACATTGGTTAAATATAAGCCCCCTCTCTTCGGATTGGGGGCTTTACTTTTTTGAAAACTAATTACATGCGAATGAGAATATCGTTCATCCATTGTTATCGGGCAAGCTTGACTTGCCTCCTATTATCGCTGAAATAAAACGATAAAGGAACATGATTATAAAAGGAGGGTTTTTAACATGGGAACAAAAAGAGTAGGTCTCGCTAGAATCGAGGCCCTAATTGAAAATTTAAAAAGAGAACTAAAATTGGGCGCTGATGCTAAAATTGTTGGTGGTGCATACCACACAGCAGTAGCAGATGTTCAGCACAACAACACTACTGATGCCGCCGCAGTTGGTTCAGCAACCATATCTGCTGGTGTTTTGTCTGCCGGAGACTGTATTTATGTAAAAGCGAGAGGACGATGTATTTCTACTAATAGTACTGATACTCTAACTCCTACGCTAAAAATTGGCTCTACAACGATTCAAGCAGGGGCTGCTTTGAATGTTGACAACAACGACATTGTTGACGTTGAGGCATTTATACAAATTAGAACTGTCGGCTCTTCTGGTACATTCGTTGCTATTGGGGAAATAAGCTCTGATGCGTTGGGAGCAACAAAGCTACCCTTCACAAAAACTTCAACCGTTATTGACACCACTGCTGCCCTTACTGTGACTTTAGAGATGGATTGGTCGGTAGCTAATGCTAGTAACCAATACACACAGGATTTCTACATGGTAAAGATTGACTAAAAAAAATAACAATCTAACAAACTCCCCCTTTCTTCGGATTGGGGGTTTTTTATTTGAAAGCCAAAATACCTCAAATTTTTTTTCGACCACATTTTGAGATTTTAAACTATTTATACCAAACCATAGGAGTTAAAAATGGGAAAGAGAAGAAGAAAGCTATTGAGACGAAAATATCAAGCATTACCATGGAATGTTTACGGTCAACCCTCAACAATAAACACAATCCAACCAGAACAAAAGATTGTAAAGGCAGCGGAAGATAATTCAGTAATGATTGATCGCATGAAAAGGATGTCAGCAACATTTGATGAATTGGTTGTTGCCATGAACGAAGTTGATTGGAGCGAAGTAGAAGAAATGGAAGAGCCAGTTGCTCAGATGAAAGTAGAGTCTACTGTCGAAATGAAAGAAGAACCCGCAGTTGAAATGACAATCCAGCCATTCAATGAACCGACGCTTATAGCGCCAGTAGCTGCACCAAGCTTCAAAAAAATGACCAAGAGGGCCCTAATGACATATGCCAAAAATAATAACATTACGGTAAAAAGAAGTATGACAAAGAACCAATTGATTAAAGCCATTCAAGAAACTATTTAGAAGTGAACGGAGGGTTCATGAATGTCATTTCCAACTTTGACGCCAACATCTACTGTTAGTGCGATCGTATTACCAAAAACAGCTTCCTTTGATGGGGCTGTGCCAAAAAATTCAGCCGTTGCAATTGCGTGTCCCATTGGGGCTTACAGTGCTTCTGCTGATTTTGTCACAGGTGCCATAGCTCAGGTAGCCTATACCTACAAGAAACTTGGTGGGGATGTTCTTGATATCGAGATCACTAGCGGTAGCGTTTTTGCTAACTACGAAGAGGCCTGTCTAGAATATTCTTATATTGTCAACACATATCAGGCAAAGAGTATAATCGGTTCTGCTTTAGGCGGGACAACTGGTTCCTTTAATTATCAGGGACGGTTAAAGCCGGGCGATGCTGTTAGTGGTTCGAATGTTGAATTAAAATATCCAAAGTTTTCATTTGAGACATCATTTAGAATTGGAGAATCTTTCGCCACAGAAGCTGGGATTGGTGGCCAAACCACAATTTATTCTGCTTCGTTTGCAACCGAGGCCCTTAAGCAAGACTATGACCTACAGTCAGTTGTAAAAGCAGCGGCAGATGAGGCAACGTCTTTATTTTATAATAAGGTTGGTAACAATAGAATTAAAATTCGTCAAGTCTATTATGTTTCTGCAAGACAAATGTGGAGATTTTATGGTTACTATGGCGGACTTAATGTTGTTGGAGATATGCACACTTATGGTCAATATGCTGATGATTCAACTTTTCAAGTAATACCAGCATGGCATAATAAACTACAAGCAGTGGCCTACGAGGATCACCTATATACTAGAACTTCACATTACTCATATGAAGTTGTTAACAACCAACTAAGATTATACCCGACACCCAGTAGCGCTTCACCAGAAAATATTTGGTTTAAATTTACAATCGATGGTGGAACGGACATATGGGAAGATGACTATGATTCAGGACAAAGTGGCATCAACAATATGAATACCCTTCCGTTTGAGAATATACCATATGACCATATAAATTCCATCGGTAAACAGTGGATTCGTAGGTTTGCTTTGGCGCTTTCAAAAGAAACCTTGGGTCAAGTTAGGGGCAAATTTGGCGGTAATGTGCCAATCCCCGGAGACAATATAAGCTTAAATGCCTCAGACCTTCTTGGTCAGGCGGCAACCGAGCAAGATAAGTTGAGAGAGGAATTAAAAACCATACTCTCAGAAATGACATATGATAAACTAATTGAAACAGATAAAAACATGACTGAAAATGCCAAAGAGCTAATGCAGGATGTTCCTTTAAAGATATTTGTGGGGTAAAGATGAAATTATTAATGGAAAACTGGCGGCAGTTTGTAAAAGAACGTAAATTACAAGAAGCAACTGATGAAGAGATCAGTTATTTAGAGAGCGCTTTAGAAATTCCACCTGAAAAGTTGCCGTTTGGTAATATTTTTGGTGATAAATATAGATTTGTTGAAGAATTGAAGGTTATAGACCCTAATTCTCCATTCAAAGTTACAATGAACGCTTTGGAGGCGATGGGGTGGAATGTTGCTGAACCTAGTGATATATCATACGACACCAAAAACAGGATATCCGGTAAGATTTGGTGCACGAAGACTAAAATTACGAAATATATCGACAAAAACGGAGAGATTCAGAGCGCCAAACGAGCAGTTAAATTAAATCTTCCAAAATTGCTTACTGGTATTGTAAACTTTGTTGAAAAATCAGAACCAGTACTAAGAAAGTCTTGGCTTGATACAATAAGCAAAGTAATTCACAGGAAAGAGCAAGATGCAAAGTCCGTAGACGGTACCCTTGCGCCTCCATCGGCAGAGGACAAATATAAAATATCAGGGAGGGCTCATAGACAATTAGGTTCAATCAATAAACAAGAATATATGAGTATTATAAAATATGTCTCCGCTATGCATTACTGGCTTGGTATTACGCCGGATACTGTTGGGTTTACTCGTGGTATTGGCGAATTCTTTCAAATAAAAAATATCAAAATGGATAAAATTAAACAATTTTCTTTGTTTTTGGAAGAAAAATTTCAAAACTTTTTAAAAAATGTCAATAAATTATACGAAAATTATTATTTGATATATTCTAGACACCCTGTTGATGTATTTAGGATGTCAGACCACCAAGGTCTTGATAGTTGTCATAGCCTGCCTAGCGGAAAATCCGGTCAGTGGGACCAGTACAATATCTGTGCACTTGCCGAGGCATATGGGAATGGCATGATTGTTTATGCAGTCGAAGCATCAGAGTTTAAAAGAAAGGGCGTGTATCCATCAGATAGGGCCCTATCTGAGTTGGATGATGTTGAAATATTCGCCGACAAAATAAGAGGCATCGACGGAATTGAGCCCTCAAGTAGGGTAAGAATCAGAAATACTTCATATCACGGCTCAAGCGACCCTGTAAGATTGGCTGTTGCCGAAAAGAGAGTATATGGTGTTGAATTGCCGGGCTTTAAAGATAAAATTAACAATAGATTATCCACAGCACAAAAAACAGAAATAGAGAAGATAACAGGTGAAAGCGAAGTAATTAATTTATCTGATTTTACAAGATATGGTGGAGATTACGAGGATAATTCTGTTTCCGAATTAATACCTCACCTTTTTAATAAAGCTGGAGTTGGGATCAAGTTCTCTGGTAATGTTCATTATGATTGGGATTTACAAAACAGTCTATCGCAAAAGGTTGGAGGGTCAACAGTCGGTGCAATGGAAACGAGGCTAGAAGAGATCTTTGAAGGACATTCAGGTGGTATGTTTTCATTTAGCCATAATGTGGAAGAAGACCACGACGGTCAGGTTATCTATGACTGGCATATGTTTATAAAATTCAAAATTAAATTCAAAGCAAACAATATGCCGTATGAATTATATCATAAGGTTTTAGACATTATTAAAGATGTAGCAGAACACCAGTGGCCCGATTATTATGATCTTCCGCAGACAGTTGGTGTAGATGTGGCATGGAATGATAGAGAGCAAGAATTTATTGTCATTGTAGACTATCATAGCAGTGTCTTATTTGGTTATGGCAATTTGGATGAATTAGATGCGGATTTAGAAAATCTTCTTAATGAGGATGGGTATCGTAACAAATTTGATTATTATGTCGAGGATGGACCAATTCAACTAATTGTAAACGATCTCAAATTAAACGGATTAATCGAATCAGATGAATATAAAGTTGATTCTATGATTGAAAAACACGGACTGGAAGATAAATCTTGGTGGCCGATAGTTGACAAGGAAACCGAACATAGTAGTTTTGGTGAAACGACAACAGGAGCCTCCTTTCAGGACGAATTTAGCATCTACCCAGACGAACTGATTCAGGGAGTGCCCGATAATTTTAAGCCGGCAGCAATTAGAATAATAACAGAGTATGTCAATATGCTCGCTGGGAACTGGAAATTTGCAACCGAAGTTGTGCACGGGCAAGAACACAATGATGATTTGGCACCAATCACTATTACGATTGACGGTTATATCCTAGGAGACGGAAAAGTCCCAGTCGAAGACGTGGCGGAGATGATAAAAGAAGAAACAGAGTTAAATTTTATGATTGCCACAGGTATGACTAACGATATGTCTAAACAAAAATTAGAAAATATTGCAAAGTTTTTAGTAGAAGATGCTGATGTTGATAAAGTCTCAGAAAATATTGAGGCAAAAATAAAATCAGCCATCGCAGATAAATTAAGAGGGCAAGTGTCCGAAAGTAGACGAAGAATCAAAATAAAAATTATAAGGTAAAGATATGTCAGACGATAAATGGAAAAAACCAGAACAACCACCTCCACCAATGTTTTTTGGGGAGAAAGAGCGTAATCTTGTAAAGCAGGTTAACGATGAAATTATTGAGCGTGTAGTCGGCCAACAAGTGCTATATTTTCCATTAGACATCGAACACACTAACTACCATCCCCTTTATGGTGAAGCGGTGGAAAAAACCTTCTTACCGCCCGTTAGAGTGTTTGCTTTAGTGGAGTATCAAGGGGTCGAAACAGAATTTATGCAAGGAGTTGGAATTGACAAGAAAACTGGTCTTTCTGTGAAGTTTCATAGAAGGCGCTTGACTGAAGATCAAGATCTGTTTGTAAGAGAGGGAGACTTTGTTCGCTATGGAGATATTTACTATGAGATAGTTAAATTATCTGAACCAAAGTTGCTATTCGGGCAACCAGAACATCGTTTTGAAATTCAAGCCGAATGTATAAGAGCAAGAGACGGATTATTCAATGCCAGTTAACGAAGCACCATTTTTACCATCAACTCTAGAAAACATAGACACAGCTTTATATAAGTGGGTCAATGAACTAGAGTTAGCGACTTCTACCAATGACGGATTAAAGGAAACACCAATTATCTGGCTTGGTACTGAGAGAGCATTTCAAATTAAGAATAATAAAGAGTTAAGAGACAACGTTGGTAAACTAAAATTACCAATTGTGACAGTTAATCGTGACTCTGTTACAAAAGATCCAACATTCAAAGGGGCTTTCCAAGCCGACATACCAGAGGCTAATGATTTTAAGGGCGGAGCAATCACAATTCGTCGCAGAGTTAAGCAGGACAAAACTAGAAATTTTGCAAATGCAGACGCTGCAAGAGTTCAAACCGGTGATGAAACAAGAAGATCTGGAAATAATAAAATTGTATACCAAGAAATAACCATTCCAGCACCAGTGTATGTAACGGTTATGTATTCTATTATAATCAAAACAGAATATCAACAGCAGATGAATGATTTAGTATCTTCCTTTATTACAATAACTGGTAATATAAATTCTGACGTTATTGAGAATGATGGTTGGAATTACGAAATATTTATTGAGAGTAATTTTGCTGAAACTAAAAATGTTGACAATCTAGCGGAACAAGAAAGATTATTTGAAACAAAAGTACAAATAAAAACACTTGGTTATTTGATTGGGGAAGGCAAGAACAGAATCAGACCCCAGTATGTTGAAAGGGAAACGAGGGCACAGATAAGAATTGTTCGTGAACGTGTTATTGTCGGTGACAAAAGACCATGGCTAAACAATGATGACTTTGAATTCAAGGAATGAGGTTTTTGGGTCTAAAAGATACTATTTAGTGAGAGAAAAGAATTATAAGGAGATTTTTAATGCCTAAGAAGTTTGATTTTATATCACCCGGAGTTTCCCTTAACGAGGTAGACCAAAGCGAGATTACGCTCCCATCTGAGGAAGATGGTATTTTAATTATTGGACGAGCGCCTCAAGGACCGGCAAACGTACCTATCAAAGTGAAAAGTTTATCTGATTTTTACGAGACCTTTGGTAGACCCATTTCAGGTAAAGGTTCAAATGCCTCTGATGTTTGGAGAGACGGTAACGAACAAGCAACAACATACGGAATGTATGCCGCACAAGCATGGCTAGCCGCAGAGGTATCGCCTGTTACTTTCGTAAGGCTTTTGGGTGCTGATGCAACCAGCCAAGCAAGTGGATACGTTAAAGCAGGCTGGAATACGAGTCATGACAACAGCATATTTGCAGCCAGTAATGCTGCGGCCTATGGTCTGTTTCTAATGCCCTCTGGTGCTGCTAATGAAACAGCCTTGACAGGTAAGCTGGCGGCTGTGATTTATGCATCTGGTTCCTCTTTGGGACTTGTAGGGTCAAAGCCAAAAGTTGCCGTGACCTTGCCAACTACTGTCGGCGCAGCAAGTACCTTGGTTTTATCTGACTCGTCTGCCGGTGTTGCAAACACATTTAAATTAAGAATTTCAAGTTCAAGTGGAGCAGAGTCTTTAACATTCCATTTTGATAAAGATAAAAAAGATGGATATATCAGAAACGTATTGAATTGCAACCCACAGAAGCTCGAATCATTGAATTATGGATCAACTGAGCCTTATTTCTTAGGTGAAACCTTCGAAGTTGCCGCACAGGAAATTGCAGACATTAGTTCTTCCGCCGGACAGCAATATGGTATTTTGATGCCTCTTGCCGCAGGTTCTAGTAACAAATGGTCAAACCATGAAAGAGCAGCTATTGCTGGAAAAACAGGATGGTTTATCAGTAGAAATCCAAACCCAGTTGGAAATTATGCTAATTTTAATGTTGGTGAGACTGATAATAAAGCAACACTTGTTGATGCTATTGATACAACCGGAATAGCAGCGAATGATTCATTCACAATAACTGTCCCAACAGCGGCAGGTGGGGATGGACTCGCATACACAGTTTTGTTTGCCACCACTACAAATATTGATGCTAACTCTGGTGCAAGAACATATGGTATCTCAACAGAAAGAATTGATGACGATGCTGACGGTGCTGCTGTTCTTATCTTGGCTATTAATGGAAAAACTGATTCCGGTGCACAATACAAGTATGGCGATAATAATCATGATGATAGTGGCTTTGAGTTTAAAATACCGGGGATCACAGCTACTGCTGGTACCACTGCTAACAAAATTACTTTAACTATGGATGTGCCGGGTACTGCTGGTAATGTAGAAAATGTCCTTGCAGCAACCACAGGATTTGAGGCTGGTTTGTTGCTTGAATCCTCGTTTTTGGGCGGCGGAGTCACTTCAACATCAGCAAAAAGACTGTTTAGACTGTGTTCTTTGCACGAAGGAGAATGGTTTCAGCAAAACTATGGCGTCAGAATTCAAGACTTGAGATTAGGGACCCCATCTTCTCCATATTCAACATTCTCTGTTATGATTGTTGATCGAGCCGGAGCGACCGTTGAAACATTCCAGAACCTTACTTTAAATGAAGCAAGTGAAAATTTTATTGGAAAAAGAATCGGAGATAAATATCAAGTATATAACTCCACACTAGGAAAGTATGTTATTAATGGCGAATACGCAAACAATTCATCTTATGTTCGTGTAGAAATGCACTCAGACTATAAGGCGGGACTAACAGATACATCCGCATTGCCATTTGGCGTGTTTGGTCCAAGAAAGGGTCGTGACATTGCATTTAGTTCAGGTTCAGCCGATGCGACCGGTAACCATTTGGGATTGTCGGTTAAAGCCGGAGCAGTAGATCAAGGAATAGGCGCTGACATATCGACTAGTCATTTTGCTGATTTACAAATGAATATGGATATTACATTACAATTCCCAGAATTGAAATTAACTGCTAATAATACTTCAGCCGGAAACTACAGTAATTTATATACTTTTGGTGTTCGGCACATGAAAGCAGCAGATAACGAAGGCAAAAAGGCTCTTTGGACGACTGCTGATTATAAAGATATTACTAGAGCACTTCCCGGTGGGCTTGATATTACCGGTGAAGCTAGTAGTGTATACTTGAAACAATCTTGGATCTTTTCTTTAGATGACTTGAGACGAGACTCATCAGACGCAGAAAAATATTATTTTGAAGCAGGTTCTCACAAAGCAGGTAATTCTATTACTGCCGCAGAGGGAACAAATGCTCTTTTAACTTCAAGTGTCAAGCAATTCAATGCTCCATTCTTTGGTGGCGCAGACGGTCTTGATATTAAGCAAGTCGAGCAGTTCTCAATTGAAACTGGGCTTGCTACTACTCAGAGTGAATCAAAGCATTATGCTTATTATTCTGTGAAAAGAGCACTAGACATTGTGAACGATCCGGAATTGTTGAACTTTGATATTATTTCAATGCCCGGTCTTATCAATGGTTCTCTTTCTCAAGAATTAATTAGAGTTGCGGAAGAACGTGGCGATGCTCTTGCAATTATTGATTTGGATGGTGGATATAGAAAATCATATGAGAATTCTTCTACAAATGGTAGTGAGGTCCTTGGAGATCATAAGCAGGCTATTACTAACGCACAATCAAGAGATTATGATACAAGTTATGCGGCAACCTATTACCCACCAGTACGATTAAGAGACACTTCTGATGGGGGTGCTAGCATTACAGTTGTTCATCCATCAGTTGCTGCTATTGGAGCAATTGGTTCAGCAGAAGCTAATAGTGATGGCCCTTGGTTCGCTCCAGCCGGATTTAATCGTGGCGGAATTAAAGTGTTGGGTGGTAATAATGGCCCACGAGTTGTTGAAACTTTGGAACACTTAACCAAACAAAATCGTGATGATTTGTATGAAGAAAATATTAACCCAATTGCAAGATTTCCTGCTATTAACGAAATCGTTATCTTTGGGCAAAAAACTCTTCAACAAACACCATCTGCATTAGATCGAATCAATGTTCGTCGATTGATGATTTATCTTAAAAAAGAAATTGGACGCATTGCAGACACAATTTTGTTTGATCAAAATGTAAATTCCACTTGGAACAGATTCAGTTCTAAAGCAGACGCAGTATTAGCTGATGTCAAATCTAGATTCGGAATCACAGAATATAAACTGGTCTTGGATGAGACTACAACTACCGCAGACTTGGTAGATAGAAACATTATGTATGCTAAGGTTTTTGTTAAACCTGCTAGAGCAATCGAGTTCATAGTTATTGACTTTGTTATAACTAAGACCGGTATAGAATTATAAACTAAACTACTTATTGTAAAAGGAGAAATTAATTATGGCTTTTTGGTCTAAACACGATTCGGCACCTATGAGGAATTACCGATGGAAGCTACAAATGACTGGTCTTAACGAAGACGATATCGTTTGGTGGGCAAAAACTGTTAACGTTCCATCATGGGATATGAATGAAGTAGAACATGATTATTTTGATAACAAGTTTTATTTTCCCGGACGTGTAACTTGGCAAGATGTCGAAGTAACTTTGGTCGATCCGGCTTCACCTTCTGCTGTTGAATTAACAAATAAAATGTTAGAAGGGTCTGGCTATAATATAGCAACAGAGCCCGGCGTAAAGAAAACAATTTCCAAAAAGGCAGCGGCAGATCCGACTGGAAATGGAGTTGGTAAATTCTTCTTAACGCTTTATGATGCTGAAGGAAATGAAAAAGAAAAATGGACGCTTAATAACGCTTTTGTTAAAGCTGCCAAATACGGTGATATGGATTATTCAAATGATGATTTAAGACAAATCTCAATGACTATCAAGTATGACTGGGCAACTTGTGAAATGAAAGACAGCAATACAAAATATTTTTCAACTGAGAGCTAGAGGTATAAATGGCCTTTTGGAGTCAATACAACATGGAGCCGTTACGTAAGCGGTCGTTTGAAGTGCAAATCGATGGCACAGACGGTTTTAGCTTTTTAGCCAAATCAGTTAATAAGCCAACGCTTGAAACCGAGGTTAATGAGTACAGACTGATCAACCAAGTAGTAAAATTTCCAACAGTTCCAAAATGGAATGAAATAACAATTAAGTATATAGAAACAGCAGACCAAGATATCTCAAAAAGGTTACAAAAAATGATGACCCCTAAGCAAAGTATAAATTCCGGATGGACAGCAGATGCTATCGAAAAACATCCCATGGGTCAACAAGGCAAACTTGCAGCCATGACTATAATACAATATGATTCCAAAAAAAGTCCAAAGTCTACATGGAAGTTTAAAAATCCCTTTATAAGGTCAATTAACTTTGGCGATAATGACTACTCCTCTGATGATTTTATAGAAGTTGAAGTAGTTGTTGTGTATGATTGGGCTTATTTAGAATAATTTAAAAGAGAGGTGATAATTGTCAAGAAATGATATTAATAGGGTAGGTGCCCCTCCTGCTAGCGCAGAAGCACCAGTAACTCAGATGCAAAATGAGAAAGTGTTTGATCCGTTAAGTTTTGTTGCACCAACAGAATTTGTTGAACTACCTTCTAGAGGGCTTTGTTATTCTGAGGATCATCCGCTGCATAATCAGGAAACAATAGAGATTAAGTTTATGACAGCAAAAGAAGAAGACATTCTTTCTTCTAGAGCCCTATTAAAGAAAGGTATTGCCATTGAGAGGTTTATTCAAAGTGTCATTGTTGACCGTAAAATTAAAGCAAAAGATCTCTTGGTTGGCGACCGAAATGCAATCCTAATCGCAGCTAGAGTATCAGGATATGGTAACATATACGAAACACAGGTCGGTTGTCCGTCGTGTGGGGAAAAGTCTAGTTTTTCTTTTGATCTTAATAACAAAAAAGTCAAAGAGACAGAAGAAAATGACGATGTTAAAAGCTTAGGTGATGGCACATTCCAAATAACAATGCCTTATTCTAAATTTAAAACTGTTTTTCGTTTGTTAACAGGAGCCGATGAGGCATACCTGACGGCAACTGCTGCTTCGAAAAAGAAAGCAACCAAGGTTGATTCAATTCTTATGGAACAGTATGAAAGAATGATTGCATCGATCGAAGGACACTCAGACAGAAGCATAGTAAAAAAATATGTTGAAAACATGCCAACCTTAGATTCTCGTCACTTAAGAAAGTGTTATGCTTCGGTTACACCTGATGTCAATATCAGGGAAGATTTTGAATGCCACTCCTGCGGCCATGAGCAAGAGATGGAGGTGCCCTTTGGGGCAGACTTTTTTTGGCCTGACCGATAATTACATGGAAAACGTCTATGAACAGTTTTTTATATTAAAACATCATGGAGGTTGGTCATTTATCGAAGTCTATAACCTACCGGTAGGGTTGAGACACTGGTGGTTGCAGCGGCTTGAAAAACAATTTAAAGAAGAGAATGACTCAATGAAAAAATCTTCTAAAAGATGATATGGTGCCCCGAGGGGCATTTTTTTATTAAAACTATTTATTGTAAACGGAGGCAGTACTCAATGATTATTATTGATTTAACGAAAGAAGGTAAGACTCTAAATGAGAGCATTCTAAGAATGATTGGTTCTTGGACTAAAACCATCCTTAAACATATGTATGGAAAGGATACAAAAATGGTGGGAGCGGTTACTTTAGGTGACTTGGGAAATCTAATAAAAGAAGAGGGAGACGAAGAAAAGCAGCCCAATTTTATTATTAGAGGAAAATATCGGGATGTCAGAGCGTATGCTTCGGCTATTGTAAGAGAGAAGGAATATTTGGACGCCTACTCAGAGTATGGCAAAGATCATTTGCAAACTGTCAAGGCAAGAGAAAAATTGAAACCGGCAGTTGCCGAATTTGAAAGCGCCACAGGAATTACTTGGCCCTTCAAAGATGAGGGATAATAGATGGCTAAATCACCCGACGAAATGACCCCAGAAGAACTCAAACAAAGAGTTAAGCTATTAGAAGAAGAGAAAAAGATTCGTGAAGAGTTAAAAAAGCTATCCTTAGACGAAAAGAGGCACCAAGCGGAAGTTGCTGCGCTTAAGGGCGACTCAATGGAGCAGATGAAAGCCCAGTTGGCTATGATTAAAGAGCTAAATGAGATCGATAGAGCCGCTGCTGCGGCAACTGGTCCGGAAAAAGAAGAGCTATTAAAAAGGTACCAATCCCAATTAGAAGCTCTAGAAAATATAGGCATAAAAACCTCAGAATTAACAGAAAAAACAAAAGAGTTAGAAGCAGCAACCTCCAAAATGGCGCAAGCAGGCGATAAGGCAGGTGAGAAATTCTTTGGAGGTATTGCTTCCAAAATGGGTCTAGCTTCAAAAGCCGGAGACAATTGGATTTCAAAATTGCAAGTCATGGGCAAGAATATGAAAGACCCTGAATATGCCAAATCTTTTAAAAAGCAAATGGGGCAGATTTTTACTATTCAGAATGCGGTAGCCTCTGCTACAATGGCTATTGTTCAAGCTACCATAGCCATGGCAGTTCAAGCAGACAAAGCCACTGCTGCGTTTGCCAAACAAACAGGAACAGGAACAACCCACAGGGCAGCTATTGCTAATTTGGGTCAAGAATATAGAGAACTTGGTGTGACACAGGAAGATGCGGCCAAGACGATTGGGTCTTTGTTCGATAAAATGCCCGGATATACTCAAATGGCTGGTGACCAACGAAAACAATTTGAAAGATTAACAGCGACTCTTGATAAATTAGGTGTTGCCACTGAGGATTCTGCTGCTTTGATGTCAGATCTTATGAAGGGTCAAAAAATGAGCGCAGAAATGGCAAGACAACAAACACAAGAACTTGCAATGATGGCCGAATCCCTTCAAATGAGAGCAGGCCAATTTGTAAAAGGCTTCAGAGAAGCGCAAAAGGTTCTTGCTCCCTATGGCAGGAATGCAATCAAAGTTTTCAAAAATATTGCGTCTGCTGCACAAGCAGCCGGAGTTGAAACCTCCGCTCTTTTAAATATGGCAGGTAAATTTGACACGTTCAGTGATTCAGCAGAAACCGCAGGTAAATTGAACGCTATTTTAGGATCACAACTGTCGGCAACTGAATTATTAACAATGAGTGAAGATAAAAGAATTGAAACCGTAATACGATCGATGCAAGCCCAAGGCAAGTCCTTTAAAGACATGGACAGGTTTACTCAAAAAGCAGTAGCACAGACACTTGGTATTCAAGACCTAAATGAAGCACAAAAGATTTTGGGTATGGATGTTGCAGGGTTTCAAAATTATCAAAAACAAGCAGAGAGCGCAGCAAAAGAACAAGCAGCAATGGAAGAAAAAGCAAAAGCCTCAATGGATGCGATGACGAAGTTGAAAATGGCTTTTGCAAACCTAGCACAAGTCCTTGTTCCGATGATTGAAGGATTTCAATTCTTCGCACAATTGATTTTAGATGCATCTGGATGGATGAACGGTTTTGGCGGATACGTCATTATGGGAGGAATTGCTTTGCTAATGCTAGCAAAAGTAATGTTACCCCTAATATCAATAATGTCCATGTTTGGAGTTGGAGGTAAAACGGCTCGTAAGGGTATGGAAGAAGTAGGGAAGGGTGGCGCAAGAGGAGCGCATGGGGTTGCTACTTTTGGTGCGGCCATGGCGACAGTCACACTACCTATCTTGGGAATTGTATTAGCTTTGGGTTTAATGATGGTATTATTTGTCATTCTAATACTTACGCTGGTTGATGCCGGGGAAAACGGAATGTATGCGGGGATTGCCTTAATGACTGTGGCCGCTTCAGTATACATATTATCCGGCGCACTGGCTATGTTATCTACGGTTGGTGCAATAGGGTCGGTTATTTTAGTTATTTTGATTGGTTTGTTTGTAACAATGGCCCTTGCAACAGCAGCAGCAGGACTAGGTATCGCAGCAGCCTTTAAGGAATTAAATAGTTTTATTTCTGGTGGTGGAGAGATATCAAAGGTAGCGGATGCTTTAGATGATCTTGGAACCGCATTTCGTAATTTAAATGTTGGGATGAGAGGTGGCGGACTAATTCAAAAAGGGCTTGCATTTATTGGTATTGGAGGGGGAACACCAAAGAAAACTCCAATAGCGCAAATGGCAGAAGATATGAAGCCGCTAATTGACAAGGCCGATCAGTTAGCTGCTATATTCAGCGGAATATCAGAAGTATTTAAAGTCGCACAAGGCGGACTCGGGACGACATTCACAGACATGGCATTAGCAATTGATTCTTTATTCGAGTCTGTGGACAAGAGTTCAGAAAAAGGCGTTCAAATTTCCCACACTTTGGAGAACCTTGCCCTAATTACAAGTGGCACCAGTGCACAAGCTAGTGGGTTTAAGGGCGTCATAGGCGCAATTAATAAGTTAGTTGGAAAAAAAGAAATGATATTGACAGTCAAATTAGATAAGCAAGCAATTAAGGATTTGGCTGAGAATGGAATGGCCAAAATAGCAGTAAGTTGAGGTTTTTATTATGTCAGAAAAATTAAAAATAACAAGTATGATAACGGGAGGGTCAGTTAGCTTTGATGCTTATCTTACCGATATGTCTCAAACATTTGATTCTACTTGGAATCAAACAGAAGTTTTTGGGAGAAATGACCCAATTGCAACTTTTGCAAATACAAAGAGATCAATCTCTCTAAGTTTTGAAGTTCCTGCTGCTGATTTACAGCAGGCAAAAGCAAATATGGAAAATATAGGAAACCTTGTTACGTATATGTATCCGGGATATAATGTCAATCGAGCACCAACAGGAGAAATGATTGGAAAAGGCAAAAAAGCAAAACCAAAAATGGAAGTGACAGGGAAATATATCGCTAGGCCTCCATTGGTCAAGATCAAATTTGCTAATATTATAAAATCTTACAGAGGAGGAGGAGGATTATTAGGGTTTATTGATTCATTATCGACAAACCCAGTTTTAGAAGCTGGAATGTTTAAAGACAGCAGTGGCTTGTACCCTAGAACCGTTACTGTATCTTTCGGTTTTACAGTTCTGCATCAGTCTGATCTAGGATGGGAAATAGACGGAAATGGAAAATTGGGATGGATGGCCAAAAAGATACCATTTATGTAGGAGATAATAACATGTCAAGATATAACAAAAACCAAACAGCATTTAATGAGTTGTTAGAATACAAAAATTTATTAGATAAGCGAGGCGTCAAAAGAATAGAACAATATAGGACTACCTCTCTAAAGGACGTTGATCTATCAATGGTCGATTATGTTACACGTGTGTGGGGCATTGGGGATGCATTCTGGAAATTATCTGTTGAATTTTATGGTGAGCCAAAATATTGGTATATCATTGCAAGATTTAACAATATGCCGACAGAAGCAAGCGTTTCAGTCGGAGATCAGATCAAAATACCGATAAGTCTCTCATTGGCACTACAGGTGGTGGTATAATGAGCACATTATTCGAGTATATTTCTTCTGCTATCAACGATCCTTATGGGCAAGATGGTACTGACGATGGCACAATATCTAGAAACAAGTGGGCAGACTACGCAGCAAATGGGAGTAAATACGATTTATTCGGACCAGAAGACCAAGCTGCTTTAAATAGCTGGAGTGACTGGATTTTAAACCATCTTAAAGTCCCTATCACTCATGTTTTAAATGATTATACACGATTACAAATCGGCCAAGTAGGAACTGTGGTGAGGGCTTTTTTAAATAAAATGCTTAGTGAAAAATATGCATCTCAAAGTTATTTTGATAGTAGTATGTCAGCAGGCAATAATGTTTGGACAGAAGACGGTATTAGATTTTTAGAAAGGATGCTCGAAAGTACAAAGGTGGGCTTTAGCTCTACAAACACAAATCATCCTTTTGTTGCCGGCGACTTGGTAACTTACTTTTTTCTTTTTGGTAAGCTTAGTGAATCTCAGTATATTGCAATTAATGGCGAAGGTGGCATTGGTGGTAGTTATATTTATTCTAATCAAGGAGTGAGATTTGTTTTAAGATACTCTCCTAGTAATGACAAAATCCTAACAGAGAGAGCCGCAAGGGTTGTTGCTATGTGGGAAAAATACAAAGGCGGTGATTCGATTGGCGAGGGCTCTAGTAGAAAACTAGAGAACTTGGGCTGGGATATTGCAAGATTTCGCAAAGAGGCCACGCAGGAAGCTAACATAATTGTAAAAGGTAAAATAAAACTCTCTAGTGGGGAAACATATTTGGTAAATGCTGATCCGCAAGCTCTTGTGAATGGTGCAAAATTACAAGGAAACACTGCGTTACCCTATATTGATTGGGTTACGCCGGTGGGGTCGAAATCACTACCAAAGGTGCCCGAGCATTCTATTGAAAAAGGCTTTACATCATGGATTAAAACTCACAACTGGCCTGAGTTGAAAATGAATGTTAATATTCATGAAACGGTGGCTGTTGCAGGATCTAGAGAGCCAAGTGTTATAGAGAAAGCCGTTGTTGATGGTTCGAAGACAGATAATATGATGCGGAAAGTGAGAATAGAACTTATAGATATTGATAGTCAACTTAACGGCTCACATGCATGGCATTTCACACTTGACGAGACAAATGGATCGACTTACAAAAAATTACAAAAAAAAGCAAAGAAAATTGCTTTTGTCAAACTACAGGGTCTTGGCCCTCAAGGTCCGGGTAGAGGTTTTGTGCCGCAACCTGATGGTATGCCCACCGACTCTGACCCAACTATATTAGGAAACTCATATTTATCGATTATCGAAGATCTTGGGAAGTGGTGGGGAATGCCTCTTTTCGCAGGAAATGAAGGAATTACAACCGATGCGGGAAGTTGGTTTACCGTTTTAGCTAAAATCGGAGATCCAAAAGGAAAAGACAATCCCCTAAACATAGCTGATAATGCTTGGTACAGACTTAAACATGTATTACAAGAGTGCGGCACTGGTAATCACGCAGACCAGAAGGCATATGGGCTTGGAAACGCAGCACTGAAAAGCGACGAAGATTTACTTAAAGAGGCAATAGGGTCGGCAGGCTATGTAATGGCCTTCCAGTTCTTATATTACTCTGCAATGTCTGAAGTGATAGAATTAGCTCAATTAATCTATGAATTGAAAGGAGTAGAGTTAACTGACGATAAAATCAATGAGATTCTTGACAAGGCACTCAAAGCAGATTCTACTGCTATGTCTGATGGTGCCGGAGCGTCTGCCTTAGAAGAGGAAAAAGATGTCCCAGCAGATATTGACGAAAGGCAGGTCTTTTTAAGGCAATGCGCTCTGCTTATGAATATGGATGTTATGAAAAGGGCATGCCAAGCGGAGTTTAGAAAAGCGGTCGACCCCAATACATATAATGATAGGATTTGGACTGTTGACGTGGACAATACTCACAAAAGAACAGATATCATTAACTTTTTAACTGCTGCCCCATATAAGACAATTGGAGCATTTTTAGAGTTAACACCCGAATTGCAAGCGTGTTTGGTTCCGAAAATAAGATTTTTTAAAGTTTTTAATGAAAAAAATAACAAAGATAACATAAAAGAAGTAGAGTTTTCCTTTCCTTTTCGTTATGACGACAATGATTCAAACTACAGGTTAAAAAATAATGGGATTGTTTTTCGAGGTGGGGGATCGGGTATAAAGTCCTTTTCCTTTAGCTTTGAGGGAACATCTCCTGCTACTGCAAGAAATGACATCACTGCTGAACTGTCTTTGTTTTTTCAAGATTTTGCCGATCTATTAAAATATAGAAGTGGAGATGATTTGTTTTCTGATAAGGGAAAATCTGATAAATTTAGATATATTGATATGTTATTGTTGCCCGGTAACAAAGTTAATCCATCAAAAGACAGCGAAAATGCTGATAGCCTGTATGAACACTATGCCGCTTTCAATGCAACAGACCACAGAATCAGGGCCGATGTGGGGTGGGTAATCCGAGATGACAAATTGTTTCGAAATTTAGTCAAAAACAGAGGACTAGCAGAAATTGTTAAAACAAAAACAAAGAAAGGAACGAAAGAAGATATACTGAATTTAATAAATCAAGCGCTTGAAAATATAAACAAATCTTATTATTTAAATATGGTTGATCATAATATAGATTTTTTAGACGATGGGTCTGTTGAATTGAAGGTCAACTATAGAGCTTGGCTAGAGAGCGCTACTAAACAAAATAATCTTGATGCAATGTTATCCCCAGAGTTAGCCAAAGACAGACTTGCGATGACCAAAGATTATAATAAAGTCATGGAAGACAAAATATGTGAAAAAGGTGATGACTTGCAGGAGTTAATTGGAACGTTTAATGCGATCGAAGTCGAATATATGAAAAGAGCACACCAATCAATCATTGAAAGGTTGGTTAGAAATGAAAAGCTACACTATTGTTATATAGACGAAAGAGATATTCAAATCTTCAAGGATAAGGGGTTTTTTACAAATACTCCTGCGTTAAGTTTTGGTGGCGGAAGAACAACAGTTAATACACTTAATAAAAATTCAGCAATTACAGTCAAAGATGTCGTTGAAGACGATAGTAAACCGTTAAATGAGCAAACAACTAAGAAACAATTTTTAGACTCCTCTTTGACTGACCTTAATGAAACACTGTTGAGTCCAATGAGTACCCAAAAGTTTGTTACGTTTTTCTTTTTTGGGGACCTAATGCACACTGTGATGGATTGTATGAAGGACCCGGGCTCGGGGCCTCCTTATACTCTTTATCCTCAATTTAAAAAAACAAAAATAATTTTATCTTCATTTGATTATGTTGATCACCTTTTTAATGATAAGAACGTAAATTTATCGGAGATTCCAATTTCAACTGAATATTTTTTTGAATGGATGAACCAAAATGTTATTAAACCTAAAAGAAAAACATACCCTCTAACGTACTTTATGAGAGACTTATGCAATAAATTAATTGCTAACCTAATGTTGGAACAGTGTATAAACAGGAGTCCAGTGAAAACACTTAGTTTTAAAACTGTTAATTTACTAGGTGTTGTTGACGAGGCGGACGAGCCAGATCCATTCTTAGCTATGAATAAATTGGCTGGCTCTGGTCATATTAACCTAGGCGATGCTCACGCAAACCAAAGAGGGTTGCCGTTGCGTGGAAACATTGGCAATAGATCACTGAACCACGCATATAATTATATTGCAATTTATCCTGTTTCCGATAACCAAAAGTATAGCGGAACTGGTAATTTCTTTGAAGATGGAAAGAGAGGTATTTATCACTTTAGTATTGGCAGCAACAAAGGTATTGTAAAAACAATAAAATTTTCCAAGACAGACATTCAATATATTAGAGAGGCAAGATTTTTTAATCATGGTCACGATGGCCTTATGCAATTGAGTGCAGTTTATAAAGTAACTCTTGAGATGTTTGGTAACACGATATTTTATCCGGGCATGCTTATTTTTATTGACCCAAGAGAGCTAGGAGGGTCAGACTTTGATCCAACAAAGGGCCAATCCCACGCAAAAGGTCAATCTGTTGCGAATGCATTGGGTATAGGCGGATATCACTTGATTACAAGGGTCACTTCAAACCTTGAGTCTGGTAATTTTACTACGACTGTTGAAGCGCAATTTGTATATTCCGGAGACGGAACCCAAAGTAGCATACACGGGAACAAAACAAAAGAAGTAATAACGGTAAATATAGAAGATTCAAACCAAGTAGGGCAAGGCGTTCTGAATTCATGTAACAAAATTACACAAATCTATGAACAAGTATTAGAGTCGGGGAACCTTGGTACCACATCCTCTGGTTTGAAATCTATTGCTGGTGCTTCTGATGCCGATAAAGATAAGGCGATAGCAAAAAATGCTGTTAATAACAGTGTAATCCCTCCAAAAGGTAGCCCATAATGTCAAATTTCCAAGCAACAAACAATTTTAGATTAACAAGGTTTGCATTTTACGAAAGACTTAGATTTAAATTATATGCTTATGAAAAAGTCAATCATAGCAATCTGAAAGACATCAATTTTTCCAGTCTCAATTTGTATGGAAAAGTTAATAATATTTATGACTCTGTTTATTTGGATGAGGGAAAGATAAGCTATACTGCTGATAACAAGCCGGCTGCAAATTTCGTAGTTGCGGCTTTCAATAGTGTCTTGGAGCATTTTAAAAGGGCAAACAATTTTGAAAGAATATCACCAGATGAAAAATATCTATCTGATCTGAGATGTTATGGTGGCTATATGAGCCCCATTGAACAATACAGCAATTATATTAATAGTGTTATGGAGCAGTATAATTTCAATTACCTAAAACACGACCAGATAAACAGCTTTAAAGATTATTTATCGCACTTGATACCCTATGCTAAGTTCTTGAGATCAGAGTTTCCCCTGACATTTTCTGGATGGCTTAGATCCAAAAGGTGCTCGCCTTTTGTAACAGGTCTGTGCTTGAATATTTCAAATGATAATTTTGGTGATGATGTTGCTAAGGAAAGAGACTTTCTTCAAAGTCGTAATTTAAATTTTTATCTAGACACCTGCAAGTCTAGAGGATTTTATGTTGCAAAGTCAAATCCAAGTGTGTTAATAGCTGACATTAATTCTGCTCCTATGAAAGCTTTCATGTCCGAATTTGGTCTTGACAACTCGTTGTTTGCCACAGGATATAAATTAGCTTTTGAAAGAGACATGGAACTATTGACAAATAAGATTACAGAATACTATAACATGTTTATTAAGAATCGTCAAGTAATATTTAAACAAAAAATATCAAAAGATAATAAATTATATACTAAAATAGAATATATTAATAATAATTATAATATTAATAATATAAATAATATAATATATAAATTATATATAAACATAAAAAACATTGAAGAAGATTATGTATATGGACAAGCAGATATTAATCATTTTATAAAAACAGCAAAAAACTTAGAGAAAAAGTTTGACAAAGAAAAAGCAATAAGTTATATTAATATCAAGTTTCGTTCAACTTATGCATCAAAATACGGTGGGCTGAACTATTACAGTAAAAAATTTGATTCAATGGAGGATTAATGGTATTTCAAATACTTGACGACAAGGAAAGATGTTTCGGTATCTACAGAAATGGAGAATTTATTTATGATCGTGTCCCACATAACGTTACCGGCACTTGGAGTTGGCATCCTAACCTCTCTGATTCTGCTATTAGTTTTGCAGATATTTACACTGGTGGGCAATCAATTGATGAGGTTTGCCCTGAACACCTCAAAACAAGATTCGACAAAAGAGAACAAAAAATAAAAGCGTTTATCAAATCAGCAGTCAAATCAAAAATAAATATTGATGATTACTGCCTGTTTAATATAGTCCCAGAGCAACACCTTCGACACTATTGCGAAGTCAAAAATGAAATATGCGAATGGGTCTTCGAACATTATGAAAGACCAGATAATCATGATTTTATAGTCGATCTTAAAAACATGTCCGCAGAGATCTCACGAAGACCTGTATTAATAGACCAAGAACGCCTCTTAAGACACTCCCACAATGATATGAAGGCTAAGTCACTACGTAACTTCTTAAGTGGCCAAAACAAGCCGATTTTGTATGATGTGTGGGGCTCTAGAACTGGCCGGTTGGCAACAAAAACGGGATCATTCCCAATCATGAATTTGAAGAAGGAGATGGCTGATGTTGTGATTCCAAAAAACAACATATTTGTACAGTTCGACTTAAATGGTGCGGAGATTAGAACTCTATTGTCCTTATCTACTGGTACCCACCCCCGTGAGGACGTACACGAGTATAATATTAAGAACGTTTATAGAGGAATTGGAACAAGAGAGAAAGCGAAGAAGAGATTCTTTGCATGGCTCTACAACCCAAATGCACAAGATCACTTAACAGAGCGGTTTTATAATAAGACCAAAGTGTTGAAGAAGTTTTATAGTCGTGGCGAGGTCTACACTCCATTTGGGAGAAAGATACAAACCGATGACTTTCACGCCCTCAATTATTTATTACAGAGTACATCATCGGACAATTGTATGATGCAATGCGTAAAGATAAATAAGTTTCTGAAACACACGAATTCATTTGTTCATTCTGTGATACATGATTCGTTGACAATTGATCTCGATTTAAAGGATCGACACTTACTACCACAGATTCAAGAGATATTTGAAGACACCCAACTTGGGTGGTTTAAGTCTTCGACTCATGTCGGTCATAATTTAAAAGATATGTTGGAGGTATCATGGTCTTAATAGGAATAGGAACCGCAGGTCAGAATCTTATAAAAGAATTCGGAAATTATCATAAAAAGATTTTCATAACAGCAAAAGACTTTCCAAACACCTGCAAAAAGACAGAAGATTATGAGCAACAATGCCCTGACTTTTCTGATCGTTTAAAATTTGAGGATGACAAATGCTGGGTTGCTCTTTGCGGAGCAGGGAAAGTAGCAGGATGTACCTTGAGAGTCTTGGAGAGCATTAAACATAAAAAAATAAATATTATATATGTATACCCCGATACTACATTGTGCAATTCAATGCAATTAAAGAGAAATAAAGTACTAAACAGCGTATTACAGGAGTACACAAGGTCTGGACTGTTTAATAAAATGTATTTATTCTCTAATAAAAATGTTTTGGAAATAATTGGTGACCAACCAATCACGGAAATGTATAGCGCTATTAACAAACAGATTGCAAACTCATTGGAAACCCTCGAATGGCTCAAAACACAAGACCCCGTCATGGGATCAGAGCACGAAGCAAAAAGCGTTTCACGAATTTGTACCCTATCAGTCGGTGATCTTAAGAAAGATGAAGAAAAGATGCTTTTTCCGCTTGACAATATTACTGAAGCGAGTTATCTTTATAGTGTAAGCAAAAAACAGTTGGAGAGTGATAAAGATATGCTAAATAAAATAAAGGAAAAAATAATGAAAGATGAAGAAATAAAAATTGTATCATCGTTTGCCATCTATCCTTCTAAGCATAACCAATCATTCTTTTATTCTTTGAAACTTACACACTATATTCAAGAAAAAAATAAAAAAGTTCTTGACAAGATATGGTAAACAGGTTAAGTTATATATGTAAGCAAGAAAAGCTTCACAAAAAATTACAAACAACTAAGAAAAAAAAGTTAAACTTTTTTCTTGACAAACTATAACAAACATGTTATAATATATAAGTAAGCACAAAACTTGTAACGAGTAAAGTCATTGATGTTCACCATCACAATCCTTAGAACACAATCCACTTTTCCACTGCATGATAATAAACTTACACGACATTACAATAGGAGTTAAATATGTCTAATACTTACACACAATACACTGGTACTTTCACAAAAGCTGACGGCTCAACACGTACAATGAACTTTGTTAAGCCACAAGATCTGCCTTATGCGCATTTTTCTACTAATCAGCGTAAAACACAAGTGTCACGTGATGGTAAAACCCAAGTCGTATGGGATGTTGATAACAAGTCTTTTAGACGATTCAATACATCTACGCAAATCGGCCAAATGACCGAATCAAAAGTCCAAATTACATTTGGCAGTTAATCGATAATTGATTATAAACTTAGCGAGGGGATTCGTTCCCCTCGACTTTAGTCTGCATAGACAAAAAACTTAGCTAACACAAGGAGACAAACATGGCTATAAATTTAGATTTAATGAGAAAGAAACTTGGAGTTTCTCAAAACAACGGTAAAGAACAAGATAATACCAAGTGGCGCCCTAGCGAAGGCGACCAAACAGTACGACTCCTCCCGGCAGCGGACGGAGACCCTTTCAAAGAATTTCATTTCCACTATAACGTGGGAAAAAACCCCGGTATTCTTTGTCCTAAGCGCAATCATGGAGAAGATTGCCCGATCTGTGACTTTGCATCTAAACTCTGGCGAGAAGGTGTAGAGCGTAATGACGATACCTCAAAGCGAGAGGCTAAAAAGCTATTTGCTCGAAAGCGATACTATTCTCCTATTATAGTTCGTGGTGAAGAGAGCAAAGGTGTGAGAGTTTGGGCTTACGGCAAAACCGCCTATGAGACTTTACTATCCTACGTCCTTGATCCAGACTATGGCGACCTCACACACCCGGAGACCGGGACTGACATTGTATTGACTTACACTGTTCCCGGTACTCCCGGATCATTCCCAAAGACGGCTTTAAAGCCTCGTCGCAGACCTTCTGTTTTATGTGATGATGCTGTAGCTGACTGTGATGATTTAATAAGCTCGATTCCTGAGATCGAAGGCCTCTTCCAGCGGCGTACTACTTCCGAAGTTCAAGCCATACTGGATGAATACCTGTCCTCCGATGTTACCTCAGAAGGCCTCTCCAAGGAGTCTGAGCGCTACAATAGTAACAAAAGTACTGTTGATGATGCTTTAAAGAATTTCCTTAATCAAGGAAGTTAATCGTTCGGGAAGTGTTGGCCCTGCACTTTAAATAGGGGCTCTTTTTTTAATAGGGGAAAATATGATAAAAGGTTACGACATTACAACACACAACGCAGAAGCAGTAGCTCATGTGATTAATAGTTTGGGTGTTGGTATTCCAATGGCTTTAACTCTTAGAGAGCTTGTAGTCAACGGTATAGAAGCATGTTTAAGAAATAACAGTGAAGAAGAAAAAGTTGTATATATTTGTAAGGACCATGTATATCCAAATAAACTAGCTGTCATAAATATAGGTGGTGATTTCTTGTCCGAAAAGACAATGAAAGAAAACTTAGCAACAATTGGAAACTCAGGAAACATGGGTATGAAAAGTGGAAAAGTTATTTTAGACAAAAACAAAGGCATTGGTGCCAAAGTTGCATATCTGCCAAACGCTAGTTGCGGCCTTGTGTATAGAAGCATTAAAGCATACGAAGACTTGGGTATCATGGCACAGATGCGAAAAGACAAGGATCGTGCTGTGTATACACTGCCACCGTTCGAATGCCCTGTGACTTCTGAAATAACAGCATTTCCGATGTATGGTAATTTCACAGAATATGGAAAACCCAAAAATACTATAACTGAAGTTGTCTGTATGGGCGATCACGAAAGTGTAGATACATGGCATGAGTTTGATTTTAAATGTGGAAAAAGAAAAGGCCAAGGAGATGGCGGCACCGGGTATGGAAACTTTCGCTATCTCACACATCGTCTCTGGCTCGAACCAGAAGTAGAAACAAAGGTGGCTATTTATTATAAAAAAACCGGAGCCTTTAAGGCGTGGAAGCGTGTTTCTGGACTGAAGGATTTCATGGAGAACATGACTCAAATTAACGGAGTAGTTGATGTTAGCGTTAATGGATTAGCAGCAAAAGCGCACTGGTGTGTTCTATCTTCAGCCGGCGAAGCCAAATATAGTTCGAACTGGGCAGCATCCGGTAAAACGGCCTTTGCATGGAAAGGTGAAACATACTCAGATTTTACTCAACACATTCTTTCCAAGAAGAAAGATCTCAACCAGAGTGGTATCATAGTCAATTATGACAAAGTCATGATTATTTTTGAGTTCGACTCCAGTGTGCAATTAAAAACAAATCCCGGTAGAACTCAATTATACTATAAAAATCCGACAATTAATGAAGATCAGTTAATTGATAAAGCACTGTTTCATGAACAATTTAGACTCAATATGCCAAAAGAACTAAAAGATTGGCAAGAAGAAAACCAGTCCAAATCTGAAGATGATAAAGATATAAAGAAATATATTAAAAACATGCTAAAACAATACCATTTTGGTTCTAAAAAGTCAAACTTAAATAATAATGTTCCTCCTGTTAATATTCCTCCTGTGAGCAAGAATAATAACAAGAATAAGTCCGGTAAGAAAAATCAAACATCAAGATCTGGCAATCCGCCAAGTACGGCCCCAAAGCAGATAACTTATATTAGCAAGTTAAAAACAATGAGGCCACCAGACATAACATTTTTAGATGAACCTAACGCACCGCTCGTGGAGCTACATTGTAACGGGTCTCAATTTGAACTTTGTGTGAATATAGGTTCATCCGTATTTGCACACCGGCTTGAAAAAACAGAGAAAGCATTTGGTAGCCCGTGTTTAGTAAGAGACTATATCAAGCACCTTGTTAAGCAGGAAATATCAGCAGCAGCAGTATTAAGAGTTTTTGATATATATGTTTCTCACAGCAACCTTTCTCTAGAAGAGAAAAAAACATTTTGGGAACCAAAGTGTCTAGAATCTTGCTGGTCTAGACAGACTGAAAGTGAAATTTTGAAAAAAGCAAAATCCAAAAATAAACAAGCTATTTTACTAAATTCAAACATAGATATTGCCGCTGCTAAATAATTTAAAGGAGAAATAATGGGAGAACTACTAAAAATGAAAACAGGAAAAATTAATGTTGCTGATCTTGCAAAGAAGATCAATAAGAAATTAGGAATTGAGGTCGCTCATGACCTTAATAACTCAGATCCGGTATCCGTAAAGGATTGGATTCCAACCGGATCAAAGTGGCTGGACTTAATCATAAGCCCGGGCAAAGAAGCGGGAATCCCTGTCGGAAAGATTACTGAATTGGCTGGCTTGTCTGGTTCTGGTAAGTCTTTCATGGCAGCGCAGATAGCTGCAAGGGCTCAAGAGAAGGGTATGCTTGTTGTATACTTTGATGCTGAGTCTGCTATCGACACCAGTTTCCTTGAGAAAGCAGGGTGTAAAAAAGATGCTCTTCTCTACTCTCAAGCTATTAGTGTTGAGAAGGTGTTAAGTCAAATTGAGTATATCATGAATGAATACAGCGAAGCTAAGGTTCTGTTCATATGGGATTCGGTTGCTGCTACTCCTTCGGAAAAGGACTTGGAAGGTGACTTCAATCCTCAGTCTTCCATGGCGGTTAAGCCAAGAATTTTTGCGAAAGCATTTCCGAAACTTACAATTCCTTTGGCTAACACCAACTCAACGCTTCTATTAATAAACCAGTTGAAGACCAATATATCTTCAAATCCAATGATGGCTCTCGTTGAACCATTTATTGCTCCCGGTGGAAAAGCAATTGAATACTTTAGTTCATTACGTATTTGGCTTACAAAGCGCAAAGCAAAAAAATCTTTTGCTATTGATGATGAAGGAACAAGAATCGGCTCACATGTTAAGTGTGTAATACAAAAATCCCGTTTCGGCTCCGAAGGTAGAAATTGTGAATTTAAAATTATGTGGGGTAATGAAATTGGAATTCAAGATGAAGAGTCTTGGTTAGAGATCCTCAAGCGCTCAAAGACACCTAATTTTAGCGTTACTGGTGCTTGGTATACTCTTGTACCAAAAGAGGGTAAACCTTTTAAATTTCAGTCAAAACAGTGGATTGATAAATTAAAAGACGAAAAATTTAGAGATGCCGTAATTCATTTGTTGAATGAGGTTATGGTAGAAAAATATAAATCATAAAGTTTGTTTAGCGTAGTTGTTCTCCTGTGGCCCCCGGTTGAAAAATCGGGGGCTTTTTTTCTTGACAAGATAAGGTGAACATGATATATTATTATAGGAGGATAATATGAGTTATAGAGATACATCAAATCAATCAGGCGATATTAGCGAAATGACTATTAGGCTTGATTTAATTAAAAAGGGATACGTAGTTTTAGAACCATCATCAAGAGATTGTGTTTATGATATTGTTGTCGACAGAGATGGCACTTTTGAGACAATTCAGTGTAAAACAATGCAGAGCAATAGCATAGCAAAAATTGTAGATCGATCAAATGAAGTTGTGTGTGCTGGTGGAAAAGTGAGAAATTCACTCGATTATGCAGAACACGGTGTTAATTGGCTGGCCGGATGCCATAAGAAAACAGGTGAAATATATTATTATAAACTTGAAACATACGCTGCGATTGACAAAAAGTCGTTCAGTGTTTTGAAACACCCACAAGATGGATTTCCATCACGCAATGTTCCAAATCGACACGCAAAGGGAGGTGGCAAATGAGACCAACAACACCAATAGAAGATAATAAGAGAGTATTAATAATCGATGCATTGAATATGTTTTTAAGAGCATACACAATCATCCCAAGTATGAACCCGCAAGGTCTCCCAAACGGGGGCACAATAGGATTTATTAAATCAATGCAAAAGCTCTGTAGGAACTTCAGACCACATGAAGTTATAATTTGCTGGGACGGGCACGGAGGATCTGAAAAGCGCAGACAAATGAATAAGAACTACAAGGCTGGACGAAGACCGGTTAGGTTCAACCGTAGAATGATAGAACTACCCGAGGACCAAGTTAAGAAGAACAGAACAGATCAACAATTGAGGTTGCATGAGTATTTAAATAATATGCCAGTTATTCAGTTGATGATCGACTTTGTTGAAGCAGATGATATCATTGCACTTGTTTGTAAAAACAAGAAGTACGCTGATTACAACAAAATAATTGTATCATCTGACAAAGATTTTTATCAATTACTGGGCGATGAGAATGTTTTCATACATAGGCCATCAGCCAAAGAACCAAGAGACCCAGATTACCTGATTAATGGCAAAATGCTTTTACATAAAGAGGGCATTCACCCAAATAACTACGCTTTGGCTAGAGCAATCGACGGAGACAAATCAGATAACCTTGAAGGCGTACCTAGAATTGGAATGAAGACGATTAAAACAAATTTTCCGATCTTAGAACAAGCAAAACAACTTACGTGCGACGAGCTTTTTGTCTACTGCAAAATGCAGATGAAGCAAAAAAGCTGCCATAAAAAGTTGCTCGAATATCAAGAACGTGTTAAGTTAAATTATCAAATAATGCAGTTATATGAATCAAATATTTCTCACAATGGGAGGAGGGGTATAGATTATACACTAGATAACTTTGAGCATGGGTTTGATAAGCTAGAACTACAAAAAATGCTTATAGCAGATGGACAGGGACATTTAAATTTATCTGATTTATGGGTTGCTTTTAAAATTTTAAAATCATAGTTAACAACGGAGGACAACATGGAATTTAAACAGGATACATTTCAAAAATTTGGTAAGAGCTTTCAAGAAGACTTGTGCCATCTAATGCTACAAGACAGGACTTTTTGTGATCAGATAAGCGAGGTTCTTAACGTAGAATTTATTCAATATGAGCATTTGCGTATATTCATAACCATGCTGGTTGAATATCGGGAGAAATACCGTCAGCATCCATCATATGAGACAATGGCTACCATTATTACCTCGGAGGTGGGGAAATATACAGAAGCCCTGAAGAAACAGATAACCTTATTTTATTCAAAAGTAATCAACAATAGTGAGATTGAAAGTACACAGTTCATTAAAGATCATGCTATTGATTTTTGCAGAAAACAGGTGTTAAAGAAGGCCATGATACAGTCTGTTAAGTTACTTAAGTCATCTTCATTTGAAGAAATACAGAAAGTTATTGAGGATGCAATGAAATTGGGAACCAATGTTGACTTTGGCCATGACTGGCACATGGATATTGATGAACGATATCGTATGAAATCTCGTAATCCAATTACCACTGGCTGGTCTCGGTTTGATGAGATTACTCAAGGCGGCTTCGGCCAATCAGAGCTTGGTGTTGTTATTGCACCAACCGGAGCAGGCAAGTCAATGGCTCTTGTTCACATTGGAGCAACTGCACTAAAAGAATCAAAAACAGTTATTTATTATACATTAGAGCTAGCAGAGACAGTAGTTGGGCAGAGGTTTGATTCTTGTATCACAGATATTAAGCTGAACGATTTGTTAAAGAATAAGCATAATGTGTCCAATAAGTTAAAAGAAATAAAGGGGCACCTAATTATTAAGGAATATCCAAGTAAGTCAGCTTCCACACAAACAATTAGAAGTCATGTTGAGCGCTTGAAAAAGCGAGGCATTGTACCTGATATGATCATTGTCGATTACGCAGACCTACTAAAACCAGTAAGGTCACAGGGTGAAAAGAGGCACGAATTGGAAAGCATCTACGAAGAATTAAGAGGCATCGCACAACAGGAAAAATGCGCTATTGTTACTGCAAGTCAGACAAATCGAGGCGGGTTAAATGCAGAAGTTATCACGATGGAATCAATCTCAGAGGCTTTTAGCAAGTGTTTCGTTGCAGACTTTATCTTTTCGCTATCCAGAACGCCAAAAGACAAGCAAGCAAATACCGGTCGTGTTTTTATCGCCAAGAACCGTAACGGCCCTGATGGATTGGTATTTCCGATCTTCGCAGATTGGTCTAACGTGACAATGAAGGTCCTTGAAAAAACAGACCATGAAGAAGATAAGCCGGAGATGTCTTCAAAGGATAATTTAAAGTTTTTAAAAGAAAAATACGCACAGTCAAGAGGAAAATAGGGGGTAAAACATGAGTGTAGCAAATAAAATACTATCAGATATAACCGTACATATGAAGTACGCCAGATACATACCAGAAAAGAATAGAAGAGAAAATTGGGAGGAGCTAGTAACACGCAATAAAGCGATGCACCTCAAAAAATTTCCGGAGCTAGTTTCTGAAATCGAGAATGCTTACAAATTTGTATATGACAAGAAGGTATTACCTTCAATGCGTTCAATGCAATTTGCGGGCAAACCAATTGAAATCAGCCCAAATAGGATTTTTAATTGTGCGTATGCACCAATAGACGACCATCGTGTATTCGGTGAAATTATGCTTTTGTTGCTTGGTGGAACCGGAGTCGGATACTCGGTACAGAGACACCATGTGGAGAAATTGCCCTCCATCTTAAAACCAAATACCAAACGTGCTAGGCGCTTTTTGATTGGCGATTCAATTGAAGGGTGGTCTGATGCTGTTTGTGCACTAATGAAGTCGTATTTTAAGGGAACGTCTAAACTACGTTTTGATTTTTCTGATATTCGTGCAAAGGGTGAGCGCTTGGTTACAAGCGGCGGTAAAGCACCGGGACCACAACCTCTCAAGGAGTGTTTAATAAAAGTTGAGGGTATTCTTGACTCAAGAGAAAACGGAGACAAATTAACAACAATCGAAGTTCATGATATCATTTGTCATATAGCAGATGCTGTATTAGCTGGCGGGATTCGTCGTGCTGCGCTTATATCACTGTTTTCAATTGACGACGAAGAAATGCTTGCCGCAAAGAGCGGTAATTGGTGGGAAAAGAACCCACAAAGAGGAAGAGCAAACAATTCAGTTGTTATTATGAGACACAGAGTTAAAAAAGCAGACTTCTTTAAATTATGGGAAAGAGTAAAAGCATCAGGAGCCGGAGAGCCCGGTTTTTACTTTACTAATGACAAAGAGTATGGATGCAACCCGTGTTGTGAGATAAGCTTAAGGCCATACCAATTCTGCAATTTAACCGAAGTTAATGTAAGTGATGTAGAAGATCAAGAAGAGTATGAAGCAAGAGCCAGAGCAGGATCGCTCATAGGCACCCTACAAGCCTCATACACAGACTTTCATTACCTCAGGCCAGTGTGGCAGCGGAACACCGAAAAAGACTATTTAATAGGCGTTTCCATGACCGGAATAGCATCTGGTAAAGTGTTGGAGCTAGATATGGAAGCAGCAGCCCTTGCCGTTAAAGAAGAGAATGCAAAGATCGCAAAAATAATTGGAATTGGTCCGGCTTCTCGTTGTACAACTGTAAAACCAGCAGGCACTACGTCTCTAACTCTCGGAACATCAAGTGGAATTCATGCTTGGCACAATGATCACTACATTCGCAGAATAAGAGTTGGAAAAAACGAGGCAATCTATTCATATCTTCTCAATAATCATCCGGAACTGGTCGAAAATGAGTTCTTTAGACCGCATGACACCGCTGTTATCTCTGTGCCGCAAAAAGCTCCAAATGGGGCGATTACAAGGTCAGAATCAGCAACAGAATTATTAGAGCGTGTAAAGAAGGTCGCAACCGAATGGGTTGTCTCAGGACACAGAAAAGGCCAAAATACAAACAATGTCTCAGCCACCATCACAGTTAAACCAGATGAGTGGGTTACCGTTGGAGACTGGATGTGGAATAACAGAAAGCACTATAACGGCCTCTCAATACTGCCATTTTCGGACCATACCTACAAACAAGCACCATTTGAAGATTGCTCTTCGGACCAATTTGAGGAAATGATGAAAACCCTTGTAAATATTGATTTGGACGAAGTATCGGAAAATGAAGACAATACAGACCTCTCAGGAGAGATTGCTTGTGCCGGTGGAGCGTGCGAATTAGAATTCTAAACCCTAATTACTTTTAGGGTGTATGATGAACGATGAAGAACCACATGCAATAGCCGATAACGAACCGGCAGGCAAACCCACACAAACATTAATTACTGTGAGGCGTAAAAAGAAAAAAACAATCACAGTGTCAGTTGACTTTGACGATGTTTATAGAGAGTTTGAGTTGTGGAACTATGTCTATGATTTAAGAGACGCTATCGATGACGAGATTGAATTCGAGACTACACCGGACTATAAAAATAGAATACAAACTTACGAAGTTACATCTGGTATTAGAATAATAAATAAATTAAAGTATTGGCTTGTTGAAAACAATTTCAAATATAGTCTTGACAAAAAATAAAATGTGTGTTATATTAACATAGGAGGTAAAATGCATTTTAAACCATTTAATCGACACGTGGTTGTCGATATCATTGAAGAAAAGAAAGAAGAAAAGGGACTCGTTGTCCTGCCTACTGACTACAAAAAGCCCATATCACCGCATGTAAAGGGCATTGTGATTGAGGCTGCGGAGGATTCAAAATTCCACGGAGTTTTGTTTGTTAATGATACTGTATTGATTGAGCGAAGAATGTTGCAAAAAGTTGAAATTCGTGAATATTCGTTCTATTTAGTGTTAGAAAATTACATTTATGGGAGAATAGACAATGAAATTAACAAAACAGAGCCTTAAGGCTTTAATAAAGGAAGTTAAAGAAGAAAGAGAGAGCCTGTTGCTTTCTAAACCGGCTGCGGAATATCTGCATGCTAAAAAGCTTTTTGAAGACCAAGCAAGATCTAGTGGAGAGTTTACTGAAGTCGCATTTAATACGATGATGGCAATGTCTGCATTTGGTGATGGTGCCTTAGATGAAGCTCTTATTGGAGAAGCCCCACAGCAACATCCTTTGGAAACTAGCCACCCAAGCAACCCTAACCAAGGCGTCATTAAGAGGTTCATGGAATCGTTATATTCAGGAAAGAGACTTGGGTTTTTAACTTACTATGAGGAGAGCGACCTTGCAAAAATGCACCTATTTCTTATAAAGGGCGAAAATGCCGGCTTTGCAATCAAAGATGGTGATGATATAGTGTCTGTCCATAATAACTCAAAACTGTCTGGGCTTACCAGATTCTTTCTTAATATTGCTAGAGAGAACGGTGGAACTAAATTAGATCATTTCGATGGATTTTTAAGCGGATTATACAGAAAAAACGGCTTTAAGGATGTTTATCAGGTATATGAGTGGGATGAAAACCACAAACCAGACCAGTGGCCGTATGATGAAGTAAATATTCTTAATCCAAAAACTAGCATTTATTCAGATGCATTTAATAAAATGGTTGAAGGTGGAGACCCAATGAACGAGCTACCAAACGAGATGATGGAAATAACAGCAGAAAGTGGCTATAAGATTAGTTTTAGACCAAGATCAAAGTATATTAAATATATAAATGGCCGACCCGATGTAATTTTTAGGAGAATTTAAGTGAAATATGAAAAATCAATTAAAATATATGATGACAATGTTGGTGGCGTGGACTATGTTGATCACATGGGCAGTGACCTTACCATCGTCAATAGCGCTAGGGTTAGCTTTGGTGTGCAAAAGTCTAGTCTGGATGGGCGGGACAAGCGACTTATTAGTTACCTTGTCAAACATAAGCACACCAGCACTTTCGAGCATAATGTTATTACTTTTAAATTTATCGTGCCTCTGTTTGTTCGTTCTCAGCATCATCGTCACAGAACGTGGAGTTACAACGAAATCTCAAGAAGATACACCGACAAAGGCCTAAGATTCTATGAGCCAACCAAATTCAGAACACAGCATGAATCTAATCGCCAAGCTTCAAACCCAGACAAGTTAATAAATCCATCAATGGCTAGTTATGGTGGTTCATCACTTGTCCCTCCCTCATCATTTCTGGCATCAGACGCAGTCACCAATCACCACATGAGAAGCCTTGAACTATTTAACAAGTTAATCAATGTAGGTGTGTGCAGGGAGCAAGCAAGAGGGATATTACCCCAAAACCTATATACGGAATACTACGGAACAGTTAATCTCAACAACCTGCTTAAGTTTATAGACTTACGCACACACGAAGGCGCCCAATGGGAAATCCAGAAAATAGCGGAAGCCTGTCTTGAAATAGCGACTGAACTTTGGCCAACTGCCGTAAATTCCTATAGGGAAATTCGAGGTGTCTCATAAGTTTAATCCCGGTGACCTCATAGTCTTAAATGACTATGGGGTTTTTATTGGTGAAAACTACAGTAATTCAATCGGAGTTGTCATAAGTGCGGCTTATAATATCCTCCCGCAGTTTGAAGAGGAGATGAGTTCCTTCTATATTGTATACGATATATTGTTAGATGGAGAACTAATTAAGATGATACCACAAGAGTTTATGGAGTTTTACGAAAAATATGAAGAAGATTCTAAAAGAATGGCAAGGTTATATAAAGGAAACCGAAAGAAAGCACCCTGAAAGATCTAGAAGGGTTGCATATGATCATGCCGCTACAAAGTACACACAGCAGCAAACAGAAACAGGTGGAGACCCAAAAGCAGAATTAAAATATTTGGTCGCCAACATAACCTATTATGCAACGGATAGACGCAGTCTGGATGCGAGGGAAAAACAAACCATTGAGTTCATAAACCAATCGCAATCGAGAAGAGAATTAATTGAAGATCTGAAGTTGATTCATTACCTTTTAGAGCCCGACAGCGAAACAGAGTACATAGCAAGAGCCCGTAATGGAAAAATGATGATTTTTGATGACACTGGGCCGATATCTGATGATTCACCCAATAGAATTGAGTTTTTATTAAGTGACTTAGGTGAAGAGACGCTAACAAGGGTACCATCCGAGGAAGAGCTAAAAGAAATATTTTATTTTTATATTGCACCCACCAACCAAGCCCTATGGCCTGACCGTAAAAAGGAACCAGAACCACCAACAACTGATAGGTTTGCCCACCTTCGCAAGATACCACCAGAAATACAAGCTAGGATGGATAAGTTGGAAGCAGAGAGGGAAGCAAGAATAGCTGCTGCCAAACTAAAGAGGAATAGATGATAAATGAATACAACTTCGACAAGTTAGTAATCGGTGGATCTCTAGAAAGCCTTTTATATTCATTTATAAACGATACGAAAATTTTGATCTTAGATAAATTATATCCGATTGAAATTAATAAGGTTGCTTACGAGCCCTCTCTACGATTACTAGGCTACACCAACACAGAAATTGTAACAAAATCAGAACTGTGGGATCGTTTGACTTTTATTTTATCAATGAATAGTTGTCTTGCATCTCCAAACATCATAAGTTCACACCGAGAAAGAGATGATAAGATTGTAGTTGTAACAGAACGCAATAAAAGAATTATTTATTCAGCCGATGAGATTGTTAATTTTGATAAGGTTGATGAAGAAAACCTAACCATGCTTGATTGGTTTAATGTGAGGTCTGGTAACAACCACGACCACAAGATTATTGAGGACCCGAAAAACAGATTCATCAATAAAATTCACTTTTATAAACCCAACAGACTCGGGTCCAACTCTGCAAGGCGTGATGTGCTTGCACTTTCTGATTTTACATTAGAAGAGTCTCAAATGGTTGATCATTCAGAAGGGATTGCTAGAATAAAAATATTACAAATGATGAAAGACAGGGGCATAAGAGGCCAGAGCAACGGTATAAGCAAGTCTGGAATCAAACTTCACTACGCTCTCAAGATCGAGCACACTTTTCGAGAGAATAGAAAAAAATATGAACCACTGGTCTCGATAGAAGACCTATTAAAACAAGAACCAGAGAAGGAGGAACGATGGAACTTCACGAAAAAACTTTTTCGTCACAAACAAATTACCACCTTGCAGGAATCATTCCGGTTGCCGGCCAACCTTTAGATTTTAGAATGCCTTATCCGGACTCTCTATTGCCTGTGGGTACGGACTACACAATGATAGAGGCAGCAGTGATTGAAGCAGCCCATGCTGGGTGTAATACAATCTGGATAATATGTAATGATGATATGTCTCCGATTATTAGACATAGAATAGGAGATTATATCCAAGATCCTGTGCACTTTTATAATAAATACGAGTACAGAATGAAAGACAGGAGGGTTAGAATTCCAATCTTTTGGGTCCCAATCCACCCAAAAGACAGGGACAAACGAGACTGCTTATCTTGGTCTGTGATACAGGGAGCGCTAACTGCTGTAAAAGTATCGGATAGGATATCAAAATGGTTTATCCCGGATAAGTATTATGTTTCATTTCCATATGGCATTTTTGACCCAAGGCCAATAGGTAAACTTAGGAAGCAGATAAAAACTAAGAAAAACTTTTATGTAACCTCAAAGGGTAAAACAGTAAAGAACAATTTTTATACAAGTTTTACATTCGGCAAGGAAGAATTCATCATATACCGTAGGAATATACGAAAGGGAACTGGAGCATATACGACCGAGGTGGTTGATGAAAGGGGTATACCAAGGAGTAAGTTGCCCCTTGAAGAAAGATGGTCAGCTAGATTCTTTCAACTGAAAGACGTTTTTCAAGGAGTGAGTCATGCAAATGCAAACTTTTATGATGCTAAAGATTTTCACAACTTGGGTAGTTGGGAAGAATACAGGCAATATATCAAATCCGACCTCTCATCTAATATAGCCAGACCATCTAAAGAATTTTTCTCTTATAAAGAATTTAATAGAATAGCAATTGATAGAGACTAATTAGAGCATGTCACTAGTTGTTAAGAGATATAAGAAACTTGTAAAGGAGCTATTATTTGCTTATTCTGAATTGGAATATGTTGATGAGGCACTTAAAGATGCACATGTCGAGTTTGAGCTTTATTACCAAAATTATTGCAAGAGAAATAATATTCCTATAGAAAAAATGAATAAGGAGAACGCAGGCAGACTGGAGAAGGTTTACCCTAAAAAGCAAAGTAAAACAGACGAAGAGGGGATCGTTCAGTATGAAGAGACAACTGCCGATAAAAAAAACAGCAGGGTATTCCAAAGGATGTATAGAATAGTAGCAAAGAAGCTGCACCCGGATAAATTTTCAAATCAGGAACAGACAGCCGAAGTTATGGAAAAGATAGAATCGTTTAAACAGGCAACCGGAGCATATAATAAAAATAATTGGGCTAAATTTCTTGACATTTGTGAAAAATATGATATATTGCCAACACGGTATGAAAAGATTAACTCCCTAATCCGAGATGAAATATCAGAAATCGGAAAAAAAGTTAACCATAAAAAACTATCTTTCAGTTGGAGACTATATGAGTGTGAAGATGATGATGTCTGTAAGGACAAGGTCATTAAAAATTTTTTGTACCAACTTTTCAAATATAAAACATAGGAGGTGTATGTGAAAGATGCAAAGATAATTGTAAACAAGAGTGACGTTACTCTAGAGATTGAAGATATAGATGATTGCTGCTTTGAACTATGGACAGTGGACAGCAAAACTAAAAGTTGTGTAAAAATTAAAATACCAGATAAAGTCTGGGGCGAATTAGTAAATGAATGGAAAGAAAAGAGAGGTAAAAAATGAAATATTATGATCCATGGCAAATGTTATTGAGTAAAATAGAAAAAGCCGGCGGCTTCGTTAATTCCCACGCTCATTTTGATAGAGCGTATACAATAAATGAAAAGAACCTTCATGACGTTGTTTACGACCACCTTTATCATAAATGGTTATATGTAGACGAGTTTAAAGAGTCTGCTACGATTAATAAATATTGCAAGAATATTCAGGCGGCTCTCCTCAGTCAAAAAGAATTTGGCACAACCTCTTGCTTATCGTTCATCGATGTCGATTCTATCGTTGACCTCAAAGCCCTCAGAGCAGCAGGCCTTGCAAAACAATACGCAGCCACTATAGGGGTCGATTTTAAGATTGCAACGCAGACTCTCAAAGGAGTAATCAGCCCATACGAGAGAATATATTTAGATATGGCACTCGACACAGGCTTAATTGATGTCATTGGTTCATTGCCCGGAGTTGATAAGTCATTTGAAGGCACACACTTAGATATTATATTTGAATTAGCAAAGAAACATGATAAACGTGTTCATGTCCACGTAGACCAACTGAATTCACCAGTTGAAAAAGAAACAGAACTTTTAGCAAGAAAAACAATGCAACACGGCTTCGAAGGGATGGTCACAGCAGTTCATTCTATAAGTTTGGCTGCACACCCTCGTAATTACAGAAATGAAGTGTATAAAATGGCAAAAGACGCAGGACTTTCATTTATCACATGTCCAACTGCTTGGATTGACTCAAGAAGAACAGAAGTCATGACACCAACCCATAATGCCATCACACCAGTTGATGAGCTAATTAAAAATGATCTTGTTGTAGCAATTGGTTCAGACAACATTCACGATGTTTATAAGCCATATTCAACTGGAGATATGAGTGTTGAATTAAAATTTTTATTGGAAGCTACCCACATTTATGACCAAGACATTCTAGTTAAAATAGCGACCGAGAACGGTCTTAAAGTAATGGGCAGCTATGATAGCAGAAGTAGGAACACTGGTAATAATAAAAGTTGATTTTAGGTTATCAAGACACATCAGAATAACAGAAGGAGATTATGGGATTATAATTGGTTATCCCACTGAAGAATCAGCCTCCTTGTTCGACTATTTGGTAGCTTGTAACGGAATTAATATCTTTTTATTTAAACATGAAATAGAACTAGTTAATTAATGAGATGTTCTTTAACGGTCAAACTATAGTTTGCATAGAGTCTTTTTTCATTTTCGAGAAAGGTAGGAGATATTATTGCTCTCATGTCGATGATGGGCACTTTTTTATTGCAAATAATTGTAGTAAGTATAATGTTACTACAATAAAGATACCTTTTAGTTTAGCCGGAAGATTTCGAGTTAATATTTGACGGAGTTGAGATGAAAATTAACCTTAGTACTACAACCTTATGGACACTGGTTGGAATTCAATTGATTGTATTTGTGTGTTTATATGCCTTGCTCTGGAGAGTGGGCAAGTTGGAGAGTAATAGTGAAAACAAAACAGAAAGATACGTCTTCGAAAAAGAAGATTAAGTATTGTGAAGGGTGTGGGTGTACCCCATGTGACTGTGACTGGGGTACGATGGAACTAAATAAGAATCATACCAATCAATGCTACCATAAAAGCGATAAACGTAAAGCCAATTAGCCAGTGCTCTCCGGTTACCGGATAATCTTTATACATTATCGCCTCTTTCGCTACCATAAATACAGTGATTCCTATCATAGCTCCGAAAACTATAATAACCCACATTTTACTACCCTCTGAGTAACTAGTAGTAAAGCATCACTAGTTACGAATGTGGGGGGATTTCGCTTGAGTTATTGTTGTGATATTTTTATCGGAGATCTGGTCTGTGTTAAGTCTCACAATGTAGACGACTATGGCTATGGATGGGTGTCGACAGACGTAGACACAGGAATTGTGTTAGATGTTGTTGAGATAGAACAAGAATTTTACTTTTGGGATAAAAAGATAAGGTGCTATGATTTCATAATTTATTGGACAAGAACAGGAACAATAGAACAAATACCAGACATTATAGTTGAAAAATACTCAGAATGGCAGAGGAGACTGAATGAGTGATTATATTAGGTTAATTATTTCAGATTTGCACATAGGCAGTCTGCATGCAAAGGAGGATCTTCTTTGTGATATGCTTGAGGGAATATATTTCGATGAATTGATTTTGGCTGGAGACATCGTTGATTTTATAAAAGTTCCAACGTTTACTAAAAGAACTATAAAGTTTATTGAAATTCTCAAAAAGAAAGGTAAACCAATCATATATGTAATCGGCAATCATGATATTAATCTCACTGAGTTTGAAAATGAGACTGTCGGTGGAGTAAAGTTTGTTAGCAAATATCAATTCTCGTATCGTGACCGGATTTATAGAGTAATGCACGGACACCAATTTGACACTGGAATTGTAACTTGGCGATTTTCTATGAAGATAGTCTCGATCTTCCAAGATATGTTGGAGCGATGGCTAAGGTGGGACATGGCTTCTTGGATTGTCAAGTACAAGCTTAAGAAAAGAAAACTGAGAAGAATCTGGGATATTCTTAAATGGAACAAAGAAGCAGATGTTTTCATAATGGGTCACACACACATACCGGAAGCGGTGATTTGGATTGATGAGGAAGAAAAAATTAAGACGTATGTCAACACTGGCGACTGGATCGAACACCAGACGTATGCCCTAATCAAAGATGGCCAAATAAGACTAAAAAAGTATAAAAAATAACTTGACAATATCATAGCAACAGGTTACAATTAAGACATAACTCGGAGATAAAATGAAAATAGCAACTGTGGTCTTGTACATAAGGCCCTCAAACAATTCTTATGATGGTTTCATCAACAAACAGGGAGAGAGCATATCCTGCTTCCCAATAGAGCATTTAAATACAATAGGGTTCAATCAGAAAGATATTGACGAAGTAACAGTGGACTGGAAAAGCGACTCTAAGACACACAGGGACGGGTGTTTTGAATATAAAATAACTGTCAATGCTGGTGCAGTCTCTACCAAAGAACAAGAAGAGCTTTCTAATAAGTATATGAATGAAATATTGAGATGTCGAATGTCAATGGGAACACGAACAAAGCAAAGTAAAATAAGGTTTGTTGGACTCCATGCTCATTCTGGTGTTGGTTCGCCATTCGATGGCTTCGGCTATCCCCAAGATCACATGGAGTATGCATACGATAATGGGTGCAAAGCTCTTGCATTAACAGACCATGGCAACATGAACGGAACAGCCTATCAAGTTCTTCATGCTAAAAAGATGAAACAACAAGGTAAAGACTTTAAGCCTATTTTTGGAGTTGAGGCATATTTTATTGAGGACGTTGTCGACTGGCGCAAAAAATATGAAGAGCACAAAGCGGACAAGGTAAAGGCCAGACGTTTATCAAAAGAACAATCAGGCACGACCATTGAAGCAGAAGGCGAAACCAAGTCAAAAGGGTCTGAGCTAAACAGATCTAGACATCTTGTCCTCTTGGCAATGAACCAAGAAGGGCTAAATAACATATATAAAATGATTTCCGAATCATACACAGATAAATACTATTACAGAAAACCGAGGATTGATTATGCACTACTTGAAAAATATAACAGCGGCGTTATTTGCCTTTCCGCTTGTCTTGGCGGTGTTTACGCTGGTTGCTACTGGTCTAAGCGTGAAGAAGGTGAAGAAGCTGTACTGGAATGTATGCGGGAAGCCACCAGAAGAATGGTCTCGATCTTGGGCGACCGTTGGTACGGAGAACTCCAGTGGAACAACGTCCCAGAGCAGCACGATCTCAACAAGTATGTAATACAAATGCACAAAGAGTTTGGAATCAAGCTGGTATCAACAGCGGACTCTCATTACCCAGATCCGGACTCTTGGAAGGATAGAGAACTATATAAAAGACTAGGCTGGCTTGGGCGTGGTAAACCCGAGTGGCTTGACATGAACCTTCCCACCTCTGTTCAAGAGATGGAGTATGAACTCTATCCAAAGAATGGAGATCAAATGTGGGAGGCATACCAAAAATATTCAACTGAAACAGGAGTAAAATATGAAGATGAACTTGTTCTTCGCAGTATCGAGGAAACTCACAGAATTGCTTTTGATCGGATTGAAGGATTTTATCCTGATGATACCGTTCGTTTACCTAACTTTGTGGTTCCTGCTGGATATACTGCCGACGATTATCTTGGACGGATAGCTAGCGAGGGTTTATTTTCCTTGCTAAAGCTAAACTATCCTTTGATTTTCAGCAAGAAAACTAAACACAAACAGGACAGTAAGATCACAGAGTACAAGGATCGCCTAGATCATGAACTCAAAGTCATTGCAGACCGAGGCTTTTCAAAATACTTTTTAACAATGAAAGCTATCGTCGACAAGACCAATGAGATTCAGTTGGCCGGTCCGGGTCGAGGTTCCGCTGCTGGTTCTTTGGTTGCTTATGCTCTGGGAATCACACAGGTTGACCCGATAAAATATGGACTCCTGTTCTCTAGATTCCTAAGAGCAGACGCCAAAGACTACCCAGATATTGATTATGATGTGTCAAATCCTATGGCCCTCAAAGAGAAACTCATTGGAGATTGGGGTGACAACGTGGTTGTTCCCATTTCAAACTTCAGTACGCTTCAGTTGAAGAGTCTCATTAAAGATGTGTCAAAGTTCTATGATGTCCCATTCATGGAAGTGAATGCAGTAACAAACAAAATGTTATTCGAAGCTATGCCGCTAGCAAAAGCCAAACATGGTATCAAAGCAGGCGTGTATAATCCGACATTCGAGGAAGTTATCGAGTTTAGTGAATCGCTCCAAAATTTTTTCCAAAACCATCCACAAATTAAGGAACATGTCTTGGGATTGATAGGATCAGTGCGTCAGGTTTCCCGACATGCAGGTGGAGTTGTGATCGGAGAAGACCTTGACAAGTATATGCCGCTCATATCAAGCAAGCATGTACGCCAAACTCCATGGTCAGAAGGCCAGAACGTAAGACAATTGGAGCCAATGGGCTTCATCAAGTTTGACTTGCTTGGCTTATCTACTCTCCGTATGATTGAAGATTGCATTGGGTCAATCCTCAAAAGACACCACGGAGTTGAAGAGCCGAGCTTCGCAGACATTAAAGCTTATTATGACTCACATTTGCACCCGGACGTGGTAAACTTACATGATCAAAATGTTTATGAAAATATTTTTCACAAGGGTAAATGGGTTGGCATATTCCAGTTTGCAGAGCATGGAGCGCAAAAGTTTGCTCAACAAGCAAAACCAAGATCAATCATTGATATTTCGGCTATTACATCAATCTATCGCCCGGGGCCTTTATCGGCGGGTGTAGACAAGTCATTCGTGGAAGCAAAAGAAAACCCAGACTCTATTTCTTATGTCAACGATACGATTCGCTCGATCACAGAGGAAACACAGGGGTTCCTTATTTTTCAAGAGCAGATAGCCATGTTAGCCCACAAGCTCGGCAAGAACGTGACTCTTGATGAAGGAAACTTGCTTCGCAAGCTACTTACTAAGAAGGGAACAGGTAAGGGCCATGAGGCAAAAGAAGCGATATACGACAAGTTCATCGAAGGATGTCTGGAGGGAAAAATACCTCGAAAGACAGCGGACAAGCTATGGACAACTTTTGAATACTTTTCAGGCTATGGCTTTAATAAGTCTCATGCCGTTTCTTATTCTATCATTAGCTATCAGTGCGCTTGGCTATGCAATTATTTTCCCGCAGAGTGGACGGCAGCGTTTCTTGAACGAGAACCAGAACACAGAAAAGAGAAAGCCATAAACCTTGCAAAACAGCACGGTTTTGCCATCAAGGACATCGACGTTAATACCTCTGGCATGTACTGGGAGATAATGGATAAAAACACCCTTGTTGCTCCTTTAACGACCATTAAAGGCTTGGGTGAGAAAGCAATTGAACAGATACTCAACAACAGACCCTTCAAAGATGTTGAGGACTTTATATTTAACGAAAACATTGTGTATTCTAAATTAAACAAGAAAGCGCTTGACGTTCTTTGCAGAGCAGGCGCAATGGATGATTTTATCGATGACCGCTTCACAGGCGACAAACACTTCTGGTCGGCAGTATGCGTAGACCGCCCAAAACGCCTCAAAAACTTCCTTAAGAACATTGAGACATATGAACCCGAAGGTTCGTTCACAGAAGAGGAAAAAATCACGTTCTTAAGCGATTTAACAGGTATTTTTCCTGTGTCCAGAGTTGTTACTCCTGAAGTTCAGGCGAAAATAGATGATAATTTCCTCCTACCAATTTCTGAGTACGACCATGACCTGAAGACTTGTTGGTGTATCCCAAGATCAATAACAGTAAAAAAGACAAAGACAGACAAAAAGTTTTATGTTGTCGAGGTTGTTGATTCTAACTCAGTACTCACAAAGGTAAGATGCTGGGGTGTCACAACCGAACCGGTCCAAAAGTGGGACCGCAAAAGAAGAGAGATGTATACCAGACAGCCGGATACAATACATCTCAATAGACCATACGCTTTAAAGCCAAGATACAGTGCAGATTGGGGTTTTAGTACAAATGGTCCAACCAAACATTCTTGGTTTTTATTAGGCTAATATAGGAGATAAAATGATAATAAAAAATAATGTAAAAATAAAATTTAAAAAAGTGCATCCACACGCTGTGGTGCCTAGTTATGCTAAAAAGGGAGATGCCGCAATGGATCTCTATGCTGCCGAATTCTTAAAAGATAAATGGGGGAATTATGTCTATCTCACCGGTGTCGCAATTGAAATCCCTCCGGGGTTTGTTGGTTTACTATTTCCTCGGAGTTCTGTTTCGAGGACTTGTCTTAGTCTCGCTAATTCTGTTGGCGTGGTGGACAGTGGATATCGTGGCGAAATCATGCTCAAATACAGAGACGATGGAAAAGCAAAAGAATTCTATAGAGCCGGAGATAGAGTGGGACAATTAATGATCGTACCTTACCCGCAAATAGAGTTAATTGAAGTCGAGGAACTATCTACTACAGAGCGTGGCGACGGTGGATTCGGGAGTACTGGATCATGAATAGAAAACAAAGAAGAGCAAGAGACAAGCAGATTAAGAAATCTAAAGAAAAGTCAACTGATATGGAGCAAAAATTAGGCTTATTTGAGTTAATGCCTGATGAATGCTTGGTTTGTCATAAAGCTTTTGACAAAACCAACAAAGAGATGGTCAAAACGTGGAACGTTGTTGTAAGAGAACAAGAAAGAAGCGTAAAAACATACTGCCCTAAATGTTGGGGCGATGCTATAAAGATTTTAAAGGAATATGGAGTTTCACCCGATGAAGGACAAACCGAATAAGAAAAAAGTTATTTTCGATGACACAGATGTAAGACACGCTCGGCTTAAGATTAGACTTGAATATGATGGTCTGTCTCAGGCCGAGTTTTTTCGTTCATTTATAACTGGTTATCTTGAGAAGGATAAATCAGTGATGGAATATATTACCAGATACAAAGAGGGTAATGCAAAGTTGAGTAAAAGAAATATGAAATACCAAGCAAAAGACCTTGAAGCGGCAGACGATTTGCTTGGACAATTTGGTATTGGTGATGAAGAATTAGAGAATATTTTCGATGTTATAGCTAAATCGAACCCAGATTTATAATTTTGGGTTTTTTATCATTTAGCGTTCTATTTACTATGAAAACGATTTAAGGAGAATTATAAATGGCTAAAAATAAACTTTTGAAAGAGTCACAAGTCCGTAGATTTATGGGCTTGGCTGGACTTGGTGCCCTCAGTGAAAACATGTCTTCAGCAATGCATGAAGATGAAATGGAAGAAGATATGCATTCCGAGGCAATGTATAACGAAGAAGAAGCTGAAGAAGAAGCTGGAATGGAAATGAAAGATGATGCTGATGAAGCTGAAATGGACATGGAAGCCGATGAAGCTGAACCTGAGGCCGAAAGCACAGTAGAGTTAGAACAGGATGATGTTGATACTCTTGCTGATTTAGCTGAAAAACTTCCTGATATTGTCGCAAAACTTCAAGGTAGCGGCGAAGAAATGGATGCTGGTGATGATATGGAAGCCGGTGATGATATGGATATGGACATGGAAATGGGCGGCGAAGAAGCTGACATGGAAATGGATGCCGAGGGTGGAGAAGCCGACGAAGAAGAGGTGGTGATGGAAGCTCTTCGTGGTGTCAACTTACAATTATCAAATACTGAAATTATTAATGAAGTTGCTCGTCGTGTTGCAAAGCGTATTCTTAAAGCAAAAGAAGCACAAAAGAGACTAGACGAGGCCCTAGGGAATAAAAAGCCTGTTCGTAAAACAAGCCGACAATCTAGAAAAAAATAATTTGACAACAGTCAGTTAAAATGTTATAATGGAAGGGCGGAGGTAATCCGCCCTTTTTATTGGAGTTTTAATGGAAACGATCTTTTATATGTTTATTATTTTTGTTTGCGGCATAATATTCAACGCAACATGGGGATATATGCTGGGACTTGGATATGGCATGAACGCCTTCCAGATGGCAATGGTGAACAGTTTGTTGTTACTGGCCAAAAATGTACAATCGGTCACAGAGATTCAACAACTCAAATATATGTCATACGAAATACTAGACCGAGACGAAAAATACATTGAGTTTCAAAAGATGATTGATGAGAAAGAATTGAATTCTCTTAAGAATTCTTTGATCAGGGACTATATCAATACGATACCAGCAAAATATAATTATATGATAAAATTTCACAATTGGGACACTGCAATGTCCTATTTAAACAATCTATTAAAGGAGAAGAGATGATTAATATCAATGATAAAACACCAGAGAACGAAGGGGCAATAGACAAAGAACCAACCCCAGAACAGTTGTTACAAGAGATGATGAAGGCGGCAAAACCACCAGAGATTAGAACAATGGCTCTTTTCGGAGATGTTGATGAGGAGAAATCACTTGACCTCATTGTTGGAATGTTGACGCTTACGGAGTTTACAGGCAAAGAACCTCCATACGACCCAATCAAATTTTATATATCAACTTACGGCGGCTCTGCGGATGAAATGTTCTCCATCTATGACATGATGTCGATTTTAAAGTCTCAATGTGAGATTCAAACAATTGGGCTCGGCAAGGTTATGTCTGCCGGTACCCTCCTGCTAGCCGCAGGCACAAAGGGAAAAAGACAGATAGGTCGACACTGTCGAGTTATGATTCATGCTGTTGCCGCTGGATCGGTTGGCGAGTTGCATAATATGGAGAATGAGATGAAATCCATCAAGCACATTCAGGAAACATATATCGCAGCCTTGGCAAGAGAAACACACATGACAACAAGAACAATCCAGAAATTACTAGACCGAAGAGTCAACGTTTATCTGTCAGCAGAGGAAGCCGTTGAATACGGTATAGCAGATGAAATAATTAATTAAGGAGAGATGGAATGGATAAGATTTTTTACAACCAAGCATCCGCAGTTAAGCTGGGATGGACTCCGGAATGGTTCGGAGGATACGATTTTGATGAAGATCTCTTAAAGAAGATCCGAAACTTCCAACGCATGCACCGCCTAACAGCAGATGGCATGTGCGGCCCAACAACATACAGGCGCATCTGGACAGACAGGGCGTCTAAGTTGGAACACTATGAACCTGTTGAGAGAAAGGCAGGTCAAAAGACTAACCATATTATATACAATAATGATTTCTTTCCAATTGAATGGGACAAGGTTGTCCTTCCGTTTAATGCCGGAGGAAAGAAGATGGGTTCTGGTTATAAGAAGATGACTAAACTTCGTAAGCCTAAGATGTTCGTTTGCCACTGGGACGCAGCATTGAGTGCGGACTCATGTTACCGGATATTACGGAAACGTGGGCTGTCTATACACTTCACCATCGATAACGACGGAACCATATTTCAGTATTTGGACATGAATCATATAGCATACCATTGCGGCAAGCATAACCCAACCACCGTTGGAGTTGAGATAAGTAACGCCTTCTACCCGAAGTACAATCCTTGGTATCAACGCCATGGCTTCGGTAAAAGAGAGATGGTTAAGGGTGCTCATGCACATGGAAACTCGATGAAACCATTCATGGACTTCTACCCTGTACAGGTGGGTGCCCTCAAGGCGCTCATGAAAGCAACAAGTGAAGCTTTAAATATTCCTTTGGAGTGTCCGCTTGATGAAAATGGAGAAACTAGTTATAAAGTAGATGAAATGGCGTATAAGAACAAATTTAGGGGCTATATTTCGCACCTGAACATTTCTAAGAACAAGATAGACTGCGCCAATTTGGATCTGAAAAAGCTATTAGGGGAAATTAAAGATGAAACTGACTGAAGAGATATTAGATCAACTGATCATGGAGCAGTTAAGCAGACTGGATGAGGAGCTAACTGTTGATATTGGCGTTACCTCTAAAGAAATATTTAATGCTGACCCAAGTGCAGACAATGCAGAAAGCAAGCTCCTCACCTTAATTAAGTTGGCGATGGATAATCTAAAAACTGGTAAAGACTTAGAACTCAAAGATCTTGAAGATGTTGCCGAAATTAATGAAGACACAAATAAGTTCGAACTTGATGACTTTGCACAATATGTAAAAAAGTTTGCTGATCCTAAATCAGACCTCGATACGGATAAGAGAAACACAGAATATTTCCGAAAGCTAAAAGTAGCCCTGCAAAGGACAATTAATATATTGACTCAGGCCATAAATGCTGGGCAAGACGACGATATTATCAAAAATATGTTAGCAAAAGCAAAAACAATTATGGCTGGGGATTATAGCAAGGACACTCCTGAGCCGGGCTTTGATCCCTTCGAGAAAGACCCAGACACCAGCCAAGTGTCCTCACTCCCTCAAATTCCCCTTGAAATCTCTATGGGTGGTAAACTAGCACCAGCCACAGCGAATGCTTTTTCTGAGGCATTTGCGGGCGCCACAACCGTCGAGGCAAGGGTAAATAGAATGGCCGAATTGGCTTCTAATATCACCGTAGGCAAAAATCCCACGGGCACGATTGGTGAAAACGTCTCTGGCCTTGTTATTCTAGATGCTTTGGCTCGAATGACCCGCTCTATTGAGGCAGGATCTGCTAGCGGATGGTTGTTGGAAGGCTTCTTGGGCGCTTTGTTTGGTGGTACCGATGTTGGTGCCGCAATGGGGGCAGCCGACTTTTCATTGAAAGGGATCTTCTCCTCCAAAGGTGTTAAGGGCGGTAGTGCCAAGTTTTATGCATCAACCGCAACCTCTTTTGGAGGACAATCATACACAGATTTTAATAAGCTCGCAGCAGGCGAGTCGATAAGATATGTGATGGCGGAAAAAGCAACAGACACCGGAAAAAGAGCAACTGGAATAGCGGCCAAAACCTTTGTAGCAATACAGGTTTATATAGTCGATGTCAAACGGAAACAAGTAACACCCAAATGGACAGCCAATGGAAATACGATTGATGCCGTTGACACTCTCCCGGAGAATTGGCAAAACGCAACTCGTATGCGAGCGGCATTAATTGCTGTGGCCAAAGATTTTGAGTTTGTTATTTATGGTCCGAAAGGGACGAGCACAATACCATTTGCTATCCCCAAGACAAGCACATCAGCAGCAATTCTAAAAGGTAGCGGAAATACTTTACAAGTCTTCGCTGACAAAGGCAAAAAAATAAGATTTAAATTTGCTCGTGATCAACCAAAAAAATGGCCAAAGCCATTCAACATTCCAATACCGCAAGTAACTGATTACCAAACCAATATTAAGACTGCAACCAAACTTGTTAGCGCAAAAGTTAATGATATGTTTGAAACCGCATCCAGACTTAGGTCACGCATGGATTCTTATGTTATGGGCGGAGACATCACAGATGGTCTTGCATCAGTCAAGGAATACACCACGTTGAAAAACAAAATCAACGAAGCATACGGAGACCTTGAAAAGGAAACAGGCGTTAAGCCACAAATAAATGAAAATAATTTAGAGAATATACTTGACAAATTGATTCAAGAGGTTATATTAACTAAGTAAACTAATTTTGGAGGAAAAATGAACAGATTATTCAGTAAAGGTTACGAACTGAATTCAAAAATTCTTGAAGGTATTAATAAGTTAGCAGATAATGTTGCAACTACCCTCGGCCCTAAAGGCCGCAACGTTATTCTGTTTCACAAGGAGCAAGGAGTCCCCGTTATCACCAAAGATGGTGTGACGGTTGCTAAGTTTGTGGAACTTGAAGATCCTTTCGAGAATGTAGGAGCGCAGATTGTGAAGCAAGCCGCAGAGCAATCAGCAACTAAGGCTGGTGATGGTACAACAACTGCCACCGTCCTTACGAGGGCAATTCTTCAACGAGCGCAGAAGTACCTGACCGCAGGTGTGTCCCCCATAGAAATTAAGCGTGGCATGGACAAAGCATGTGATGCAATTATTGAAAGACTGAAGGAAATCGCCATCCCTGTCAGGTCTGAAAAAGACATTCGACATATCGCAACTATCTCAGCAAACAATGATAAATCTATTGGTCAGTTGATATCCACAGCAGTTGACTCTGCTGGTAAGGATGGCTCTGTACTCGTTGAAGAAGCTCGCTCCCTTAAAACTAGTCTCGATCTAATCGAAGGATTCAGGTTTGATTCGGGCTACTTGTCTTCAACCTTTATCAACAACGAGAGAAATGGGACAATTGAGTATGATAATCCACTTATCGTGGTCACCGATGAAAAGATTGAAACAATCGAACAGATTCTGCCCACACTGGAGCTAGCTGCTCGTGATAACCGACCGCTCTTAATTGTAGCAGACATGGAAGGTCAGGCATTGGCTGCTGTTATAGCTAACGCTGTTCGAGGCACAATGAAGATTGTTGCTGTAAAGCCTCCCCGGTATGGAGAGGAGCGAAGGAACATATTGAAAGATATCTGCTCCTCCACTGGTGCTACGTTTATCACACGTGAAAATCAACTTCAACTAAAACAGGTGCAACTTACACACTTCGGCCAATCCAAGTCTATTTCTATTAACAAAGGTTGGACTACGATGGTCGGAGGCAAAGGTGACTACGAAGGGATTGATAGAAAGATTGAAGCCCTTAAGGTGGAGATCAAAGACACTGAATCCCTTAAAGAGTGTGAAAGGATACAAGAGAGAATCACACGCCTTGCTTCCGGGGTCGCTGTTATTAAAGTAGGTGCAGCCACAGAAATAGAAATGATAGAAAAGAAACACAGAATTGATGATGCTTTAGAAGCCGTAAGGTCTGCACAAGAGGAGGGCATTGTAGCTGGTGGCGGTATCGCTTTGTTGCGATCTTCATCCAACCTACATGTAGAAACAGAAAACGAAGAACAGTCGATTGGAGCCAAAATTATTCTTGATGCTGTTGAAGAACCTTTGCGTCAAATGGCTATAAACGCCGGAAAATCACCCGATCTTATTGTAGATAGGGTAAGGCGCCTCGAAACAAATTGCGGCTATAATTTCATGAATGACAGCGAAGTAAACATGCTTGATTCAGGTATTGTAGACCCAGCAAAGGTAACTCGCTGCGCTCTTCAGAATGCCGTATCGGTCGCCTCTACCTTGATTACAACCAGTCACGCTATTGTATCATAGGTTACTATTTAGTTGTGGAGAAACCCCATGAATGAACAAGATATACAATCTTTGAAAATAACGTTAGTTGAAATCAATAGCGAACTTAAAAACATGGTTCAAAAGCAAGAAGAGCTACACAACGACATTAAGGATGTCAAGTCAGCAATTTATAATCCCAACTCTGGTCTTTATACAAGAATACGTGACCTTGATGAGAGGATAAAGGACTTAGAATCGTGGCAAGGTAATGTCACAAAGATACTTTGGACAATTGCCACAACGGTAACCGGATTGGTTGCCGCAACAATTTATAAACTAATAATGGAGTAAAAAATGGATGTTAGAATAGCTTATGCCGTCAATCTGGACAACGTACCAGAGAAGGTGGAAGAGATGTTAAATGAAATAGATATACGCAAAGCTGCCCAAATGGTAACGCTTGCGATGGAAATGTTAGAACTGGGACATCACGATATGGGATCTACCCTTATTGAAGAGGCAAGACAAGCACTTGCGAAAGCGGATAGAAAACTCACAGATGCCCACATGATTTTAAATGGATACACCGAGGCAAAGAAAGACCCAGAACCCGAAAGATCAGATGTAGCTGACTCTACAGGAGAACCAGATGCTGATTAGCGGAGATTTGGTACGGATTCCTCAAGGAACAGTTATCAATACAGAGGGTCAACAATTAGCCCCTATGCCAATAGCGGTTGTATCCACACCAGTGATGGGTATTGTGCTAGAAAGCAGAGACGTAATGGCGAAAGTCCTGATGAATAACGAAGTAATATATGTTGAAAAGAAGTTTTTGCAACTGATAGGGAGCAAGTAGTGTTTTTAAAACTCTATACGGTTAATAAAAGGCAAACATTTGAAGGTGACCAGTATTATTTAACTGAGGTTTCTATTAATGTTGCGAGAATTTCGTACATGGTAGAAAATGTTGATATGAAATCAATGTTGCAAGAAGGCAGAATCGATCTGAATCTGAATGAAAATGCAAACTTTACTGATTTGTATCTATATAACAAACAACGCTTAACTGTGATTGGCAGTCCGACTATAATTGAATCGAAGATCCTACAGGCTTCTTCAAAGACACTACTAAGGGGGTGATATGCGCTATTTTCAGGTTTACGCTTGGACCGAGTGTCCTTTTTGCGTACACGCAAAAGAACTACTGATTGAAAGAGATGAACAATTTATGTTCTGCTGTCTGGATCAGTCTGATAATTTATTAACACACATTAAAACAAAATATAACTGGGACACTGTTCCACTGATTGTGGAAAAACACACAGACCATAATGATGAAAAGTTTATTGGCGGGTTTACTGACCTTGCTAAGTATTTGGAGGAGAAATGAAAGTAGATAAACCATGGGGTCACGAAATCAGATGGGCTATTAACGATAAATACCTTGGAAAAATCCTCCACATTAACCAAGGTTGTCGACTATCAAAGCAATACCACGAAGTCAAAGATGAAACCATATACGTCCTTGAGGGTGTTTTGTTGCTTGAGTTAGGCGACAAAGAAACCGAAACAAAGATACTGGGGGAGGGTGATAGGCATAGAATCACTCCCGGAACCGTGCACAGATTTAAAGCACCCACCTACACCAGTGTAAAATTAATTGAAGTATCAACACCAGAGATAGATGATGTTGTAAGGATTGAAGATGACTACGGAAGATCTTAAAGAAGGTGAAGTATATTCAATAGAATGGAATGATGGAGAGTTTGTAACAGACTGCATGTTTGACAGGGAACACCGAGGTTTCCTTATTTTTATTGATGAAAACAATAATAAAATAATCTGCCGACCAGAAAGTATACAAGCGATTATTCCCATCAAATAAACACCTACTACTCCCGCCCCATAGGCCATTAGCTGACGCTTTTGGCCTTTTTTATTTTTCCGCTCATAGTTACTAAAGGGGGGGACAATTTATGTTGTTATTTTTATTTTCATGTGTTATGCCGATGCTGGACACCTCGGATGACATGTTGGTTGAGGGCGATGATTATGCCACGTATGAGGTGAGCAAGGTCGATCGCAGTATTAATTCATCGGTTAAGCTGGTGATCAAGTATGGTGCTGTTGAAGCAGGACACGCATCTGGTAATTATTTTAGGTATGGTAGAAGCAAGTTTATCATCACTGCTGCACACGTTGTAGACGGCGGAGAAGTGTGGATTAAAGACGGTTTAGATGTAGTTAAGTCAGAGACTCTATGGGTTGACAAAGAGCGAGATATAGCCATAATAAGGCCGATGGGCGAACTGTATATGACAAAGCCTGTAAAATTTAAAGTTAATATGGACAATAATAAGGTTGGCACCATAGTTAGGTACGCTGGTTATCCATCGGAATTAGGAAAAATGGTGTTACAAGGAATGGTTGCAAAACAAACAGAGCAAAAAATCATACTACAGTGCTGGGCACTACCCGGTTCGTCCGGTTCTATCATATTTGATCAAAAAGGTAGAGCGGTAGGCGTACTATCTGCTGTTGCCGTGGAGATGAACCCATGGGTAGGAATACCAGAAATACAAGAGAATATCGTGTATGCGGGGAGACTTGACTTTATTACCAGAGAGTTTCTCAAAGGAGTCTTGGATGGAGAGCCATGACGAATACGAGTTCAAGTATGAAGTGGGAACCCTTATCGAAGATACTGGGAAGATAGGGATTATTACCAAAACATTAGCATCTGGCGCCTTGAAAACCAGCGTTTCTGCTATTAAGTGGCGTAATAATTATGAGATTAGCTATAATGACGGCGACGTGCAAATCATTGCGGAGACTACGTTTGTTAAATTGATTGATTCTGGGGTTATTAAGATTTTATCTGAAGATAATAATTCTTGACATATAATTACTTATGTGTTATATTGCCATATAGGAGAAATTATGTCAAAAGAAAAACAGAAAATCAAACTGTCACCGTTTGAGCAAAATAAAAAAAATATTAAAGACTTTCATGATAACATTATGATGTATGAATCTGTCCTTCTCATGGTCGAGGCTGCAAAGGCTATTGGCCTTGTGAATGACTCTGAACCCAATGAATTTGATGAAATAGAAATGATGCTCAAATCAACAATGATATCGTTTTCAGAATACATCGAGGATAAGGGCGGTTCATGGAATTGAAAATAGGCGATTTAGTCCGTCACAATAAGCATGGCTTTTATGGAATAGTGCTTTCCAATGCAAGTTTTTGGGGAGATGCAACGGTTTGCAAGGTTGAATGGGTAGGATCAGGAAAAACTCATATTATTGATATTTTATTTCTTGACAAAATGAGTTAGCGATGATACAATAATAGTACCAACAAGGAGTTGCCATGAAAAAGAAGATAACATTAAACGAACACTTGAGAGGCCTTAATCAAAACTCAAGGGCGACTGGGTACGAAATCTCAAAGCTAAAAAGAAACGTAGCAAGAAAGTTTATTGACTGCGGCTATGAAGAGGCATCAACGGACGACCAACTAATCAGCGAGTTTATTCACATGATATTCACAACTCAGAATTATCGCTGTACTTTCTGGTTAAGAGTCGGCAAAGAGCAGTTAAATGGACTCTGGAATGCACCGTACAGAGACTACATTGGCTGGAGATCGAAGATTATTTGGTATGAAATCGATCATGTGAACCCAAGAAACAATGGTGGTGGTGATAATCTTAAAAACTATCAATTTTTATCTGCCAATGCGAACAGATTCACGAAGTGTTCATTAACTTATGATGACTTACTACGTAGGGTTGATTTGTCGGAAAGATTAAAGCGTAGAATCGTAACGGTGGCAAAGCGTAGAAAAAAACTATTTAAATCTGAAAAGTGGAAATTATTCATGCAAAAAATGGAGGAATCGAAATATACAAGCCCTCCAAAGGAGAAAAAATAATGAAAATATTACAACATCCATATTTTAGCCTGTTCTGTTTCTTTTTGAACGTGTGGTTCGGGCTGCTAAACGCATCTACCGGTAGTTATTTGTTTGCAACAATTTGCGCTTTGTGTGCTGGGGTTTGCTTCAAGAGTTACCTTAATACAAAAAATGATGATTGAGGTTGGGGATCTGGTAATACACAAGTCGATGATTGGTCTGGGATTGGTAATAAATAAAGGCCTCAAGTCAGAACACTTGTGGGTTAACTGGATTACTGGGAAATATCGAACAAAAAATACACTAACATGGTCGGGATTGCTACATAAATACGAAGGAGGTAAACATGGCGCACATTTATTGGACTGGAGCTAAGGCATCGGAAGAGGAGGTTAAGAGAGCACTCATGATTGAGACAGTAGAATGTACAGACAATGCTTTCACTGTTCGCAAAGAGAGTGATGATACGAGCACTCACATGAGTGTTTATGTTGAAAAGAAGGATACGAGTAAAAACACCGACTTTCAATGGAAAAAACGACTACCGGTCAAGTTCATGGGCTGGAGAATACTTATAATTTTTGTACCTGTAGGGTACATCAAGGGTGTTATGGACGCACCAGTCAGAGAATGGGAGTAAACTATGACAATTTTTAAAATAACAAGCGAGCATATAGCACAATACACAGAACTTCAATATTATGACCTCGGGTTGTATGGGTTGAAAATATCTGATGATAGAGAAATAATGGTATACGAGACAAAAATAGTTGCAAAAAAAGCACTTGAATACTTTAAAAGTTCATTTAAAACATAGGAGGACACATGAAAGGATTCTACTGGGGTAGCGGAGTGGTGCATTGTAGTTATTGTGGTCGCCCTAACCACAATATAACTACTTGCAAGGTAGTGGACAAATATGCAGAATTGGCATTAGATAAGCTCTCTAAGATTCCGAGTTATATTTGTAATACACACGAACATCGTGCGCTTATAGAACTAAAGAGGCGTGAGGAGCGTAAGGTAAAGCTTAAAAAGCCCAAAAGCGCACCAAAGTGTTCATATTGCGGTGCTCTTGGCCACAAAAGACCAAAATGCGAATTGCTAAAGCAGTTTAGGCGGGACGTATACGCTGCAAATAAAAACTGGAAGACTTTGTTTTCTAAGCGGATTAACGAGCTTGGATTGGGAGTTGGTAGCCTCATTGAAATTGATAAAAAAACTTCGCTCGGAAACTTAGATTTCAATATTAGCGATAATAACATTGCAATGATCACCAAATATAGTTTGGCCAACTTAAATGTATTTTGTGCCCTTGGTGGTCATAATAAAAAATACCAAAGCAACACCACAGTTGATATTTTATCTGGGGACAAAACCGACAATTTTAGTATTAAATATCTCGGACATTTGATAGGCTATGAACTGCTCAGTACGGGATGGTGGTATAACGGTGGTAATCCAAAAGTGTTGAGTCCCATGCCTTGGGTTCCCGACCAAGAATGGATAAACAGCGAGTGGGACGAGGTTCTCAACTGGTTTTTTAATGATATAAAGCAAAATGAAGTCGATAATAGTGGATTAAAAAAGTTTATTGAACAGTGGGCAAAATAATATTAAAAAATATTTGACAAAGACCTACTACCGAGATAGTGGATATATGTCACTGAGACAATTCATTAACAATAGGAGACAAGATGAACCAGATTATAATAGGGGTAGTTTTTGAGTACAGTTGTTCCACTGTAAACAAGCGAATAATTAGACACAACATGCAGAAGATTAGAAAGAAAACCAAATATTTGAGTCCGAATATTATTGGCCATGATAATGCTTATGTGTGTGAGTTCGATGATCTCAAGACTGCACAAAAGTTTGCGGACACACTCTCAAAACTCCATGATGAAGGAGTGATTGTCGGAGGTTGCGGCTTTGAGCAGTTACACAATAACGAAAACGACAGTTTAGACGAAATGGTGGAGCTTCTTCATGACTTACACGATTCAAGAATTGAAAATTTCATCTTATATACCGTTTTAGATTTGATGGAGGATTTTGAAAACAGGTTTAATGGCAGCACACCCTCACGAGAGGAATATCAACATGAAATGAAAAAGTATAACTTACCCTTCAAATATCTTGATATGTTCATTGAGTTGTGCGATAATAACCTATGCTACGATGATTATGGTGATGAAGAGGAAGAAATCTAAACTTTTTTCTTGACACCTACCACCCACCATGATAGTGGATAGTATAACTCGAAACAGCGGAGAGCAAAAATGAAACTCATACACACAACAGACCAGATTGATCTAACGATTTCCAGAGCGTCTAAAATATCATTCGATAAAAATGCGTACATGAAAAGAAAACTTAATATCTTGAAAGATTTGCGGAGTAAGATGAATAACCCATCCAAGCCTCTCTCTGGTTCGCAGATAAACTTTCTCAATAATCTTATGGCAGCGTTTTCAGATGAAACACTAACAAGAGAGGAAAACTGGGCCAGCGAGTGGAAAACAAACGCAGAGATAAGGGAACGTGCGGACGTAGTATCAAAATACTATATTGCACAAAAGGGATGGTTTATGGATATTTCCAGCGACATTCAGAGAATATTAAAAGACACAGGTTTGGATTTAGACCCACCAGACTGGAGCATGACTGAGAGAATGATTTACAATGAATACGCAGAAAAGGTCTGGCAAAGCCACAAAGCCCCACATAGATGGAATCCCGGCGAACTGGTCTGTTGTAGATCGAACGCAAAAACCTCTGGGTGGCAATATTATTACGGCGACGGAATTGATATCAATAAAGACCCTTGCATGGTGATTGAATCCGGCTCCAAACCAATATCAAATGCAACTAAGTACGATGAAAGGCGTGGCGGTTGCCGTTGGGTGGCGATAAACCCTATTGGATCGAATCATATCTTCCATGTGATGGAAAAAGACCTAAAAATCTACAGACAACCAAAGAAAAAACCAACAAAGCGGAGCAAAAAATGAAAATAATCAACAAAAAAGGCAATAAAGCACTTATATACTATAATAACAGCTTTTATATTGTTAGCCAAGCCAAAAACATGTTCAGTGGCAATATAGAGGAAACTCTCATCTTTAAATCCGAAGCTGACGGAACCGTTACCAACCACATTGAAGTTGGAGGAGGTAAGTTGGTAACGCTTGATGAAGTGTTGAATAATATAGATGAGTACCTTTACCAACAGGATATATAATGAGAAAAAAAATAAAAACAGCAGCCAAGACAGCGTCCTTTGTGGCGTTAGTCTGGACTTGTGTAGCCATTCATTTTTACAAGACAAGCAAAAAAAATAAGAAATCTGCTTGACACTTACCACCCACCATGATAGTGGATAGTATAACCCGAACCGAGAGGTGAAAAATGCAAGTAGGTGATTTAATAAAAGACAAGAGAGGCAGAATGGGAATTGTTACACACAATTATAGCCTACATCCTGACCGGCCACGACCCCATGTATGGGTAGAGTGGTGCAACGGTGCTTCAAACT